TCCGTCGGCAGTCTCGTCGGAAAACGCATCGGCGCATTCCATGTCGAACGAATTGGCGAAAGCCTCGCTCGTCTCTGCCGTCTTGATAATGTCGTAGATTCGGAGCGTAGTGTCCCCATACAACGGCGGATGCTTGCCGTGCATGTATTCCTTCAACGCTTCGTGTGCCATCATTCGCAGTCTTACAAACATGGTTTGATTCCTTTCAGTAGAGGTCGTGGAAAACGCAGTATGAGCGCAAACGCCTGTATGCGCGTTCATAGTCCTGTTCTTCTTCCTTCGCGTCCGTAAGCGTCGGAAACATCGAGCGCACACGGCGTAGCGTCTCTTCGCGCCTCTCGCTGTAATGCGCCTCAAGGTTGAACATGGTGCTAACCATTTCGGCTATACGCGCTTCGCGTATGGCTTCATGCGCCCTGCGCCGGAGTTCGTCAAGATGGTTCATCGGTCGATTCCTTTCTACTTGCAGACTTCGCAGATGCCGAGACGGACGCAGATAAGCGTCGATGGGTCGCACGAATCAATCATTGCGCTCCAGTATTTGCCAGTCTTGTTGTCGTGCATGTATCCGCTATGCCATGTGCCCATATACGCTTCGGAAATGTGAAACTCCGTGAAGCGGTCGTTCATGATGAGTCCGGCAGGGGGCAACACTTCAAACTGCTCCCACCAATGCGCCTTGGTGATCTCCTTCGGCTCGTCCATGAGCATGTCGCGCTGTCTGGCGTGATACTGCTCCCATGTCTCGATCTGCAAGTTGTCGCGCTTCGCCGTGTTGTCCTCGATGTATGAACGCCAAAACTCCTCGCGTCCGTCTCTCGCAAGGTTCTCCCTGTCGTGGTCTATTCCCTCTTGGTAGAAGCGTCTAGCGCGTTCAATGGCGGCTTCGTCGCTTTCGCCGTCGCGAACATCGCTGAATGTTCCGAGGCAATGCTTGAAGGTGATAAGTCTTTCCATCATGGCTTGATTCCTTTCTGCCCATGCCGCCGGATTCGACGGCATGGGCGGTTGCGGTTTCACTCGTTCACAGTCGGGATGCCGAACGCCAAGACGCCGACGGATTGCTCGATGGAAAGCGCAAGCATGAAAGCCTCGCTAACCGTGAACACAATCCCGATGCGTTGAACATCCTCTGCGCCAACTTCCCTGCGCGTCACCTCGAAGAGATAGCCAGGGCAAGGCTCGATGCGGTGTTCCAACTTGATAATCATGCTTGCCGTGGTCGTGCGGTGGAACAGTCCCTTGCCGTCCTCGATGGATTCTTGGCAACCACGGAAGGTCTGCAACATCTGCACAAGGTCGGACAAGTCCAGTTTCACGCAGATGCGGTTTTCCCAGTCGAAGGTCGGGAAGGTGCGCACTTCGCCGTTGTATTCGCCTGTGGTCTTTTGCTTCGCGAAGGTCGTGAAGATGCTCCCTGCAACTTGGTCGTGCGCCGGATGGAGTTCAAACTGCACTGCACAGCCTGTGCCTCGTCCATTCGGATGGTAGAATGACAACCTCGGGCGGTTTGCCGTGGGCGTGTCGGTTTTCGTCGTTTCTTCGTTCATCGTCTTGTCTCCTGTTTTAGGGTTTGTTGTTTCGATCTGCCTTGTCAGTTCGTGGTCGATCAGGCCGCGAAGACGGCGGACGAATCCGCCGTTTCGGCTTCGTCAGATTTTCGGCTCGTCTGGGTTCTCGGCCTGTGCGCGGCACAGTTCGCCGAAATACTCCAACATCCTCGGTGCGCGGTCTGCGTAGGTGTTCTCACCGCAGATGTCGTACTCGATTCGCTTCATGGTGGTCTCGGATACGCCGAGGGTCAGCATTTCGCGCCAACAGTCCGCTACGCTATCATACCATTGCGTCACACGCTCATGGTTCGGAAGGTAGTCAATGCCAAAGGAAAGACACCATCCCTTGCCAGTCTTGTGGTGAAGGTAGAGGCGATAGAGGACGTCACTCGTCCCGTCGCGCAGTTCACGCCGTTCGCGTTCCTGCTCGGGGTTGACACAGTAGCATGCACTCCATCCGCTGATTGCATCCTCGCCCCAATTGAGGCACCATGTTATTCTGTGGTCGTTCGCGTTCATGGTTCAGTTTCCTTTCTTGTTGTTGTGCCGTCTTACCCTCCTCGGCTCGATCACGCCGAAGAGAATCCAGAAGTTGAATGCCGCAAGCGCAACGGCGCAAGCGACAATCCCCAAGCCCTGCATTGGTGTGCAGGGCTCGGTGCTGTTCAGCCATTCCCAAAATGCGTTCATGGTTCACTTCCCCTCTTGGCTAGTCGTTCGCGATATGCCCATGCTCGTCGAATCGGATTCCCCTGTCCTCGACGAATCGCACGAATTCGGATTCATACTCCGCAGGGCAGTTCTCCCTATCGTCCTTGAATCCCTCGATCTCTTCGCCGTGCCTGTCGGCAAGTTCGCCCATGGCAGTCACCCACAAGTCAATGTCGATGTTCGCCAGTTCGGCAAGCGTGTAGCGTGTCGCGTTCATTGGTCTAGTTCCTTTCGGTCATGCGGTCGATGATGTAGGCGGCTACTGCGGCAAGTACGCAGAATCCCAACCATCCCCAAAAGCCTCCGGCGGCTACTGCCGTCCAGAATGCGACTGCTACGATGATTCCTGTTTTCATGGCTCAACCCTCCGTCGTGTAGTCGTGAGCATACCCGATAAGCCTCCAGTTGCCCGTGCGGCTATCGCGCCATATCCTGCGGTAGATCGTCGCAAAGCTGACCTTGCGGACTTCGTAGGCGTTGTAGATCGCCATCAGTTCGACGGCGGCGGCCTTTCTCGTCTTTCTCTGCTGCATGGTTCGATCTCCTTTCCTGTCAGTCAGCCCATACCGGCTCAAAGCCCTTGCAAACGCCTCCGCTCGTCTCGCCCGGGCGTTTGGCGCATCCGTTCCGATGTTCGCACATGGCGCACTCTTCGGGGATTGCGTCATCATCGCCGAAGTTGCGATCAGCAACCTTCTCGGCTTCAAGTATCGCCTCGTACAGTTCGCCGTACTTCGCGTACTCGTCGTGGTTCGCGTTGTCGCGCAGTTCGAGCGTCGCGTCTTTCGCGTCGCCAAGCGCCTGTCTGATTTCTTTCATCGTCATCGTCTTTTTTCCTTTCCGGCCTGTTGGCCTAGTTCTGGTTTGCGGCAACAGTTTATCATATTGTTTGCTGTTTGTCAATACCAAATAATAACAATTTTTCAACATCGTTTTCACCCTTGTTTTTACAGGCCCAAATCAACTTTTCACCCCTCTATGACAAATGACATTGACAAAAAATTTTTGTCATTGTCGCGTGTCATGACAAATGACAATGACAACTTTTTCTGTCACAAAAACTGTCATGACAAAATGACATGACAAACTACCCCCTTCGGGGGTAAACATTTTGTCATTGTCATGTGTCATGTGAGTTAGACATGTGACAGGGGATGGCGATAGGCTGCGCCATCCCCCTCTGTCACCATGTCACTACACTCACAACCGCGATTGTCACGCGATAGTCCAACGCACACTCGACCATGCGAAAATGGAACCATGCCAAAGCCCAAAACAGACACACCGACATTGCCCAAGATTCTGTCCGTCACGGAGATGGACGCAATCAACCTTCTTTGCGATCTCGCTGTCAGACCTACCAACAATCAACAGCAATTGACCGACAAAACCAAAGATTCCCAAAATCCCCCACCTGTGCGTTTGCAAAATCTCGCGCTCCCCGCGCGCGTTGCCGCCTGTCGGGTGGTTCTGGCGGTGGCGAATGGCGTCCACTACACGGACGCACTGGCCAAATACGGCCTGTCACACCTCGAATTCACGGCGATGCGCCTGAAAGACAAGGATTTCTTCGCTGTCTTTGAGGCGGCGAAGCGCATCCGGGACATGAAGACGGTGGCAAACGCCCAGATTGGGCTTGATCGACTGCTGACGGAAGACGAATGCGGCCTAAACGCCAAGGCTGTCATGTTCGCCCTTGAGCGTCTCAACCCTCAACAGTTCGGCAGGGCGTCCGAAGACGGCGGCGAAGGTGGGCGAGGTGGCGCAAAGACCGTGTACAACATCGTCATCAACGCCCAATCTGGCCCGACACCTTGCGGCAACCTTGCGGCAAACCACATCGAAGCGGAGGTTATCAACGAAAACCCACACGAATAGCCGCTTTTCAAAGGTGTCGGCGTGTGGTGTGACACCCCAACACTGCCAAAAACGACGCCCAACGCCCACCTCGACGGCCGGCAAAGGCATGGTCGGGCGGGGTGGCCGGGGTGTGGGGGGCTGCGCCAGCCGAATCGCGCCCCCCGGCGGAACCACGCGGGGGGGACCCTCGTTCGTGAAGAGGGTCAGGAACCTGGGCCGAGGGGTATGGGGGTTAGGGGTGGTCGTCGGGTGGATTCCAGCTGATGTGAGTCCGTGGAGCTGGTGCCGGAGGATGGGCTGGAAGCAGATATTCGCGAGGCGGACGAATCCGCTGATGAAGACGCGTCCGTACGTGCTGGGTGATGACGGGCGGTATCACTTGCCGACGAGGTGGGAGGTGGTCTGATGGGAAGTGCGAGGGTATTCGACTACAGGGCGAGTCCGACGTGTTCGGCGTTCCATTGCGCGAAGGGCGACCATGTGAAGTACAAGGGCATTCGCGGGCCTGTTGGGTCGGGGAAGTCGGTGGCGTGCTGCCTTGACCTGTTTTTGTCGTGCAACGAGCAGTTGCCGGTGAGGGTTGGGGCGAGAGACATCCGGTGGAAGAAGACGCTGGTTGCGCGAAACACGTTCTCGATGCTCAAGAACACGACGATCGAGACGTGGCTGCAATGGTTTCCTCAGACGGAGATGCACTGGTCGCCGCCGATCAGCGGGAGGCTTGAGATACCGTCCATCCACAACGACGGGACGTGGATAAGGCAGGATTTGATCTTCTACGCGACGGACTCGAACACGATCAAGACGGACGTGATGGGCCTGGAAATCTCGGATGCGTGGTTCAACGAGGCTCACCAGATAGACTTCGACATCATCCACCTTGCGTCGTCGCGCATCGGGCGCTTCCAGCCGGTGAAGGGAAAGCTGCTGAGGTCGTTTCCGACGATCATGGACACGAACGCGCCGAACGACAGCAACTGGTGGTACTTCAAGGAGCAGGTCGAGCGGCCGGAGGGGATGGACTGGTTCATACAGCCGGGGGCGCTGATCCTGACGAAGGGGCGCGACGGGAGCGACGTGTACCTGGACAACAACCCGGAGAACGCAAAGAAGTTCGGGCTGATGCCGGCGGAGAACATCGAGAACCTCCGCGACGGGTTCGGGTACTACCGGAAGATGCTTGTGGGCGCGAAGCCGGACGTGATAAAGCGGCTTGTGCTGAACCAGTACGGGACGAGCTGGGACGGGCTGCCGATCTACCACGAATGGAACTGCGACATCCACGTGAGGCACGGCTTGCAGTTCATGCGCGGCCTTCCGCTGCATGTCGGCTTCGACTTCGGGCGGACGCCGGCGGCGGCGTTCCTCCAGCTCGGGAACGACGGGATACTGCGCGTCCTCGGGGAATGCACCTGCAAGGGCATGTCGATACACCAGTTCTTCATCGAGAAGCTTCGGCCGTACATGCAGCGGCGCTTCGGGTGGCCCAACTGCCGGGTGATGGGGTGGGCGGACCCGTCGGGGGCGAAGATGGGCAACGAGTTCGACATCTCTTGCATCCAGATTCTGAACGGGTACGGGATTCCGACGCGTCCGGCGCCGGGGCTGAAGAACAACGACTTCAACGTGCGGCGCGACGCGGTTGGCGAGTTCATGCGGCAGATGTGCGGCGGGCAGCCGGCGTTCCAGGTTGACGGGGACGAGTGCCCGGAGCTGGTGGCGGGCTTCAACGGCGGGTACTGCTACCGGAAGATTCGGACGGTGACGGGGCTCGGCGAGGAACGGTACGCGGACGCTCCGGACAAGACCAATCCGTTCACGCATCCGCAGGACGGATTGCAGTACGGCGTCCTCGGCGCGACGAAGGGCGATCTGAGCGTTGCGCTCGACATGCCGGGGAGCGTTGCCGTCGGCGGGATAATGGGGCTTGCGGTCGGAGAGGACCTCGGCTGCGTCTAGCGGCGCGAAAGATTCCGTTTTGCGATTTTGCCGCATTTGCAAGGGTTTCGGGGCGAAAATGTCCAGCGGCGTTGACCGTTTTTGATGAGTTTGTACATTATGGGACGTGAACGCGACAATAGCAGAGATTTTCGGGGCGGCGCTCGACAAGGCGGCCGCCGCCGAACCTGCGGCGGAGGCGCAAGCGCCTGCGGCCGGCGAGGTCGTGGTGCCGAGGGAAAGCCGCATGACCGACGTTCCGACGACGGAGCCGATGACGCGTCTTGCCAACCGCGTGATGACGAACTGGCGCACGAACGTGGACCATCGGCGCGAATCGCGCGTTGACGAGCGCTTGAAGCGTTCGCTTCTCGCCCAGACCTGCACCTACACGCCCGAGCAGAAGGAGAAGCTCCGCAAGGCGGGCATCGGGGAGGAAATCTACTCGCCGATAACGAACACGAAGGTGCGGGCGGCGAAGGCGCTAATGATGGACATCTTCCAGGCGAACGGCGACTATCCGTTCACGCTGAGCCCGACGTCCGACCCCGACCTTCCCCAGCAGATACTGGACGAGGTGGACGTGGAGCTGAACATGGACTTCCAGAAGCTGTACGGGATGCTGGCGGGGCGCGGCGTCCAGTCCATGTCGCCGCAGGGCATGGCGCTCCTGGAGCGGTACGCGAGGGACTTCCGCGCGCGGCGCTTCGACGAGATACAGCACCGGAAGGAGGAGATCGCGAACGTCCGCGCCAAGCGGATGGAGAAGCGCGTCAAGGACTTCTTCGACGAGGGCGGCTTTGTCGATGCGTTCCAGCAGTACGTGGACTACATCTGCACCTACGGCACGGGACTGATTCGCGGTCCGATACCGCGCGTGGTGCCCGTGAACGTGTGCAAGACGGTCAAGGGCGTTCCGAGGTACGTGCGCGAGCTTCGCACCGTGCCGACCTACGAGGCGGTGAACCCGTGCGACTGCTACCCCGCGCCGGCGGCCAAGGACATCGAGGACGGGCCGCTCTGCATCCGCGTGAGGTATTCGTCCGGCGAGCTGAGCCAGTACGTCACCAAGGCGGAGAGCAAGCGGAAGCTGAGCGACAAGGCGAACGGGTGGATATGGCCGGTGGTGCGCTCGCTCCTGGACAGGTACCCCGACGGCGGCTGCAAGCTGGACTCCGACCCGATAGACATGCAGCGGCGCGAGGCCGAGAAGGACGGGAGCGACAATCCGCGCGACTGCATCATGGAGGGCGTGCTGTGCTACGACTCCGTGCGCGGCTCGGAGCTGCGGGAACTCGGCATCACGCGCAACCGGAACGGCAAGCCGATCGACTTCGACACGTTCTACGACGTTGAGACGATCGTCATGGGCGGGTACGTGGTCTATTGCCGGATTCTGGACGACCGGCTCGGGCGCCCCGTGGTGAAGGGAGTCTTCTACGAGCTTCCGGGCTCATGGTGGGGCGAGAGCGTGGCGGACAAGCTGACGCTCGTACAGTCCGTGATGAACAACTCGGTCAAGGCGCTCATGCGGAACATGGCCGCCGCGTCCGGGCCGATGTACTACATAAACGACCTTTCGAGGCTTGTTGACAGGGATGGCACCGGGTTGCAGGTACGCCCGCACAAGGTGTGGGGGTTCCAAACATCCATGTCGGCAAGCCTCGGCATGTCTTCTGGCGCGCCGATGGGCGTGATGGACGTGCCGTCCAAGGCGTCGGAGCTGCTTTCCGTGTGGGAGCGGATGAAGACGCAGGCGGACGACGATTCGGGCATACCGGCCTACACCTACGGGCAGGCGTCCGGCAACTCCGGCGCGATGCGCACGGCGCAGGGGCTTGCGATCTTCACGGAGGCCGCTTCGCGCGGCATGAAGATGGTCATCGGCACGACCGACAGGCTGGTGACGCGCAAGCTCGTCAAGAAGACCGTGGACTACATCCTGCTCTACGACCCCGACTTCGACATCAAGGGGGATTGCGAGGTGGTGCCGTCCGGCGTCATGGGCAAGATACTCCGCGCCCAGCAGGACCAGCAGCGCATCCAGTTCATACAGCTCATCCAGCGCGACCAGGACTTCAAGCAGCTTCTCGGGCCGAAGGGCTGGATGGCCCTTCTGCGTCCGTCCATCGCAGACCTCGCGCTCAACCCCGACGACATACTGCCCGGCGCGGAGCGCGTCAGGGAGCTTGAGCAGATTCAGCTTGTGCAGGCCATGGCCGCCGCGCAGCAGGGGCTGGCGCAGAACGGCGGAGGCGGGCCGGCCGAGGAAGAGGCGCAGCCGGCGGCGCCCGGAAGCGTGGCCGAAAGGAGGAACGCGGCGTGAACGGCGGAACGGCAGAGGTGGAGAAGGAGATCAGGGAGTGCATGACGGAGGTGTTCGACTCCCTGATCAAGGTTGACAAGGCGCATGAGTTCATCTACGCCATGCAGAAGCGCGCCGAGCTGACCACGCGCGCATACGCTTCCACGCCGGTCGAGAACCGCGACATGGCTATGGGTCAGATTTCGATTTGCTACGAACTGGCGGACGGAGCGAAGTCCGCTCTGGAGGCCGCGATCTCCGAAGCCAAGGAGAAAGAGGCCGCAAAGATTCGGAAGGAGGCCGCCGCCACGCAGTAGCGAAGCACCGCCGACGGATTCCCCGGGTGGGGCTCTGGACGGCAACACCAACTCCCGGCTGGCACCGGGCTTGATGAGGAAAGACAACGAAAATGAACACAGAGACAAAGGAAACGATGGAAGCGCTGGGCGTCAAGCCCGGTGCGAAGGTAGGTGGCGGTGGAGCCGGCAACGGCGAGATCGACTACAAGGCGGAGTGCGAGCGTCTCAAGCATGAGCTTGAGGTGACGCGCATCGAAGAGGGACGCGTCAGCAAGCTTGACGCCGAACTCAAGGCAAAGGAAGCTCGGATTGCCGAACTTGAGAAGGCCGCGGCCCTCGGCTCGCTGCCGGAAGAACTCAGGGAAGGCGTGCCCGACCAGATGAAGGAGGCGGCCATCCTTCTGTCCAAGGGCATCGTCGATAAGGCGGTGCAGCAGCAGAACGAGAGAATCGCCGAACTGGAGCGTCAGCAGCGCGAAGCGCAGGAGCAGAGTCAGCATCGCCAGCAGGAGATGGTTGACGCGTTCCTCGCCAAGCTCAACAGCGACTATCCGGCATTCATGAAGGGCATAAGGGCCGGCGGCGCGTTCAACGCCGCGTGGCTTGAGTACCAGGAGAACAACGCCGAATCCATCAACGCTGCGGTGAACAGCTGCAACGTCAAGAAGATGGAGTACCACATCAAGACCTTCTGTGAGAAGTACGATGTCGATCCTTCGGGAGGTCGGGACCCGAACGCCACGCCCGACCCCCGCGCACTCGGTGGCGGTGCCCCGAGGCAGGAACCGGGAACGAAGAAGATTTACACGCCCGAGGAATACCAGACCTTGACCGAAAAGGCAAGGCGGCTCCGCGACGAGTACCGCTTCGACGAGTACCGGAAGCTGTCGAGGGAACTTGACGAAGCCTGGACGGAGGGCCGCGTGAAAAGCTCATAGCGGTACATCGCCTCCGGGACGGGCGCAAAAAACGAAAGGAATCCAACAATGGACCTCTACGGCGGAGCAGCGCGGAATTTCCCGTCCACGCAGCATATCCAATTCGCGGGAAAGTTCAAGGACAAGTGGTGGGACGCCTCCATCCTCCAGTTCATCACGAACCAGGACTGGAAAGGCACCTTCCACAAGAAGGGCACGGAGATTCGAGTCCCGATCCGTCCCACGGTGAACATCCATGACACGGTACCCGGCGGTGGCATCATCTACCAGAAGCCGAAGGGCCGCGACGAGATCTTCACCATCGGTCGCGAGTCGTACTGGGCTCTTGAGTTCCTCCCGGAGGACATCGAGTTCTCCGCGATCGACATCAAGAACCCGCTCATCCAGGACGCCGCCAACCAGATGGCGGAATGGATTGAGATGAAGTTCGGCGCGGACATCATCAACAAGGTTCACCCGGACAACACGGGCAACACGGCCGGCCGCCGCTCCCACGGCTACCAGCTGGGCGCCCCTGGCTCCACCGGCTCGTCCACGGCGACGCGTCCGAACGCGATCAAGCTGTTCAAGACGCAGGCGCAGTGCGACGCCGATTCCGGCACGACCTACAAGGAGGTCGGACCCGATTTCGTGTACCACTGCTTCTCCTGCATGAAGGAGCAGAAGGGCGCGAAGGGACGCGAGTTCTTCATGGTGATTCCCACCATCATGGCGGACCGCATCCAGTGCTCCGAGCTCAAGATGGCCGGCTGGATGAACGAGGCCAACTCGTCGCTCCGCAAGGACGTGTCGGCGATCGGCTCGTTCAACGGGAACGGGAACAACATCTACGTTGACGACACCATGCTGCCGATCTTCACGGAGAGCTACGGCACGGGCACGGTGAACGTCTATCCGGTGCTGTTCGGCGCGAAGATCGCCACGACCTTTGCGCAGGAAGTCGTGTGGCGCGACTCGAACCTCAAGGACGTGACGTCCTGGGACGAGTTCCACAGGTGCAAGACGGTGTACGACTGGATGCTTCGGTATCGCCAGTTCATCGGGTGCGCCTACGTGTACATGGCTGCGTAAGTTCAAAGCGGCGCGGCGGCGCCCCCCGCCGTCGCGCCCATTACGAGACAAAACAAGAAAGGTTAAACTACAATGTCTGCACTTACAATCAACTCGACGGCCTCTTCCGGTCCAACCGGAGTCGCCGCCCCCGCTTACAGCGACCCTGGCGCGTCCATGCCGCTGGTCAAGCTCTGCCGAGAGATCGACTTCTCGAAGCAGTCCTTCGCGGAGAACAAGAACTACGCGTTCATGCCCATCCCGAAGGGTTTTCTCGTCACGTTCATCGCGCTCGACCAGCTTGAGCCGACGAACGCCGACGTGACGGTGACGTTCGCCACTAAGAACGACCCGACAACCGCCATCGGCGGCGACTTCGCCCTGAAGGACCTGTCCGGCGAGACGGCGCTTTGCCGCTCCGTCCAGCCTGCGACCAAGAGCGCGGCCTACGCTGCGTCCTCCAGCGCGGGTTCGCCCACCACGGCAATCGCCATCCCCGGCACGTACCTCGCGGGCGCCGACGATACGCTGTGCATCAAGGTCCCCGACGACGTGACTGGCGATGCCATCAGCGCCGGCAAGATTCGCGTCGCGCTGCTCGGCTACATGGTGTTTGACGAGTCCGCCGAGTTCGGCAACGGCTCCGCGCCCATGCGCGTCGGCACGTCGTCCGGCCTGGACAACACGGCGAGCGCCGACTACGACGACTAAGGCGTTGTAGGCGGAAACACGGCTCCGCCGTCATTCGTGGCGGCGGAGTCGCAACCCCCAACAAAACGAAAAGGACAAGACTATGCCAGCAAAGTACGCGATCAACCTCAAGGACGGAACCATCGTCTATCGCTCCAAGGCGACGGACGCCATGCCCGTTCTCTTCCGCTGGATTCCGGACGAAGTTGCGAAGGGAATCATGGAGAAGCGGATAGACCCGAAGGATGTGACGAACATCATCATGAAGAAGGTCTTTTCGTCGGAGAACTTCGACCACAGCGAATACGAAGCCGAGATGAAAAAGCTCAACGTCGTGTTCAAGGAGGAGGAAGTCCCGGAACCGGAAGAGGTTGTGGACACCACCACCGACAACATCGCGGACAGCGTTTCGATGGAAGAGCTTGCAGGTGCCGGCGCAGCGCCAGCGCCCGCGCAGGCTTCCGAAGACACGCCGACGCCTCCCCCGCCCGCCGACACGCCTGCGCCTCGCGGCGCGAAGGGCAACGGCAAGCCTACGCAGCGGCGCAACGCCTCCGGCAAGACGAAAACCTCTACCGAGGAACCGCCTGCCGAGCAGGAACAGCCCGCCGACGAGCAGCAGGGTGGCGATGAAGGCCATGAGGACCTTGACGACCTGTAAGGTGCTGTGATGGCGAATTCATTTGAGACAGAACGCGAAACGCCCGAGTACGCCTCGATAGCGGAACTCGCGTCCAATCTCGTCTATAGGCTTCCGGGGTGCGCGGACGAAATGGTGCGCCGCGCGCTCCGGGACGCCTACGGAGACTTCTGCCGTCTGGCGAACGCCCTTGTGACGGAGCGCGTCATGCGCCTCTCCGTGGGCGAAAGCATCTATCCGATAACGCCCTTGACGCCCGACTGCACCATTACGAGCATCAGCGCGGTGTGGCACAAGAGCATGAAGCTGAAAGAGCGGTGCGACTACACCGTGATCGTCGGGATGCCGCCGAGCATAAAGCTTCGCCGCTCCTACATTCCCGATGACGCGGAAGAGGAAGCGGACTGCTTCATAAGGGTTGTCTGCATCGAGCAGCCGAAGTCCGGCAGCGAACGCGCCCCACGGTGGTTCCTCCAGAAGTACGGCGACGCGATCTGCGCCGGTGCGCTCGTCAAGCTGTTCGGCATGACTGGCCGCGCGTGGTCCGACGTCCAGCAGATGCGGATGGAGCTAGTAAGGTGGGACAACGCCGTGTCCGGCACGCGGATGGCCGGCATGAGCGGTTCCGCGTTCGGGAACGGGAACATAGACGCCGTTGACACAAGCGAACTTCTGTGAGGTGCGACATGACTGCGCTGAACATCACTCCGAAAATTAGCACGAAGGAAGCGCGGTTCAGGGGAACCGTCGCCGCCGGCGAGCGCGTTGCCGTCACGATATCGGGCGGCGCCGACTGGTCGGACACGGGGCTGAAACTGCGCGTCATCAACCATCGCGGCAATACGCTGGCCGTGTTCCCCGCGCCAGGAACGGATGACGCATGGGTTGTTTCCGGCGAAGACCTCACCTGCTCGTTGAACCTCAACACGGTTCAGATGCTGGACGCCGTGCCGCCTCGCGCGATCATTCCGTTCAGATTCGTTCTGGCGAATGCCGACAGCGACACGCTCTACTTCAACGACGAATGCAGCGTTGTCCACTGGCCGCAGGAAGAGGGCGACGAGGTGCCTTACGACCTGAACGAATGGCCGGGGCTCATAGAAGAATGGACGGCGCAGCTGGCGTCGATGTCCGAAGACCTGGAGGCGCACAAGGCGGACACCGATACGCACGTCACCGAACAGGACCGCGCGTTGTGGAACGGCAAGGCCGACAACGCCGATCTTCTCGCGCTCGCCCACAGGGTCGATGCGCTTGCACCGCTTTCCAGCACGCTTGCTGGACAGACGATAAACACCAACACGCAAAATGCCATGAGAAACGCACTACGAATCATCGGTGCCGCACTTGGCGCGACCATGCGCATTGCGGCGATCTGCTTCCTACTTCCCAGCTTCGGCGCGTCAGTCAGCCTGGCGCCGCTTGGCGACCTCGATCTTGACACGAACCCGATGGTCGTGACGAACGTGGACTTCTCGGGATTGGATGTGACGGAATCCGACCCGGAATTCAGCAGCTTCACCAACTCCGGCGGAATCATGTATGGGCCGCTCAAACTGTGGAACAGTCTTGGCGGCGGCTACGACATGTCCACCGTCATATCGTCAAACGGCGTGTCCTTCTGGAAGTTCATGCCGGCTCCCGGCGGCGGCGGCGTATGGGCGAGTGGGAGTTTCGGATGGGCCGATCTCCTTACGAGCGAGAGCGACCCAACGGTGCCGTCATGGGCAAAGGCGTCGAGCAAGCCGTCATATAACGCTTCGGAAGTAGGTGCGCTCCCGTCTTCGACTACGCACGTCTCTGGCGATGTTCCCACTACGCGCAAGGTGAACAACAAGGCGTTGTCCGCCGACATCACGCTTTCCGCGTCCGACGTGAACGCCTATCCTTCCGAGGACGGAACAGCCCTTGAGAACATAGTGAACGCCTGGGAAGGATATTGGGGCGGCACAAACGTGGTGTTCGAGGTCACGAACTACTACAATTCCACAAGCGGCGAACTTCCCCGCCTGCGCATCCGAGAGTTCCGCGACGGCGGATGGACGAACGTATGGGACGAGGTGGACAAGTTCCGCGTGTGCGAAAGCAACCTTCTCGGCGCCGTGTCGAAGTCGAACGAGACGATGCGCACGGAGCTGAAACAGGAATTCGCGCCAAGGGCGTGGGGGGCGTACACCGACAAGGGAACCACAAACGTTGTCGGAAACTCCGTCTGGATGACCGCTCCTGAAACCTACTTCGCTGGAGGCACGGAATATCAGCGCGTGGCCGTCGGCGCGGGCGCGATCTGCGTACTCGTTGACAACGGCGCGGGAACCTACACGACAGGCGAGGCCGGCACGTTCAGATTCCAGGACGAGGGCGGCACAAACTTCTTTGGATTCGCCAAGAGCGATTCGTACACGATCGGATGCCGCACGGACGGTATCGTTGTGGACGGCACATTGGTGACGCTCCGCTACGACGTGATCATGGGTGGAACGGATGTTCCCGTGGTGTACTGGCGTGAAACTCTTTCCTCCGGCGATTGGACGCGGCTCAACAACGCCGACGGCACCGAGGCCGCAGGCGCACCGTACACCGTGACGTGGTACACAAGCGGCGGCTCGTACTACGCGGCCATCAACTGCGGGTCGAACGCAAGCGGATTCTTCAAGGCCGAAACGAGCGTGGCGGGCGATGTGGTTTTTGAAACCAACATGAAGCTGCGCATCGGCGGCGGCATCGAGTGCCTAAACACGTCAAGCGGCGTGATGGGCGTAATCAAGCCTACCTACAACGGGTCGGCAGTCACATGGAGCTGGAGTGCAAGGTAATGATCGAGATCGTGGCAGATATCCAGCGTGTTCTCATGCTGGGGTGCCTCATTGGGCTGTCAGTCTGCCTGTTCGCGCTGGCGGTTGCGCGTGTGCTGCCTGGCGTGACGGACGCGGTGCGCCGTCTGTTCGGCTGCATGAGCAACTTCGGCAAGGTCGTGTGCGGCATCTGCATCCTTGGCGCCGTGATGTACGGCGGGAGCAAGGGCGTGAACGTGAGATGGGACGATGGCCTGCGGGACAACGGAACGCTGATCACGAACGACACGGTGCAGGTGCGGTGGACATATACCGGCATTCCTGGTGCGTCGTCCGTGTTCATCGACTACCGCGAAGCGGGCACGACGAACGAATGGATGAACCTCGGCGAATCTCTTGCGTCTGCTCTTTCGTGGGACGGCACGTTGGAGAACGCCACGAACTACGACTATTGGGTGTATTCGACCTACATTCCCCCGGTGCCGGTCTATACGAACGGCATCTGGCTCGGGCAGGCATACGAGACGAAGGCGCGTGTCGGGTCGAAATCCTTTCTCATCTTGAATGGCAAGGTACAGGAACACGGACGGACGATTGCGACGCCGGCCGCCAAACGCAAGGAGGAAGAAGACAATGAATGACTTTAAGCATCTGTTCGGCGGAATGTGCGGCGCGGTTGCGCTGCTGGCGCTCTACATTCTCGCGTGGGGCGTGATTCAGCGTTGCCACGGCGCCACGATCAAGCAGGTTGCGCCTGATGGCGTGAACGAGATTACCATAGAAGTGGACGAAAACGGCTACGTGCAGAGCGAAAGAATGACATGCGTCCATGTCCCCGAACGGTATATCCCGCAGAGCGGCGAACGCGTCATCATCGGCGACTTCGAGTACATCATGGTGTCTGTGGGCGACTGGACGCGGTGGACAAACGCCGTCGCTCGGCTTGAAATGGTTGCCAAGCGCAGGTGGGACAAGGAACATGCGACCGTTGACGGGCGGCGCTTCTGGCATGGGAACGCGACCAACCGCGTAGTGTCCACCGAAGAAAAGACGGTGACATGGTTCTACCCCGACGGCTACGAGTACGTGGAAAACATGCCCAAGAGCACCAGGAGCGGTCCGCCGAAGAGGATTCAGAAACCGACGAAAGCCGCTGCCCCTCGTCCGCCAATGCCGCCGACGGCCATGCCCTCTCGTCTTCGGGCGAAACGTGAGGCCATCAAGTCGCAGCCGGCGGCAAAGCAGGTCAACGCCACTTTCGGTCCGGGCGGCAAGGTAATCAACGTGGAGGAATCGAAATGAAGTTGCGTACCGTATATTGTGCGCTAATCGCGTTGTGTACCGTTTCGGCGCTTTCGTTGGACGCAAAGGGCCTGCTGCCGAGCATGGTGTACCGCTTTGGTCTGACGAACGAGCAGATCGACAAGATTCTTGAAAAGCATCCGGACGCGCAGTTGAGAATCACCGCACAGGACTGGCGCGCCATGAAGTATCAGCTTCACCGATTCGACTGCATGACGAACTACGTCAACATCATCGGTTCAACCCAGGATTGCGAGCGGGTTCTACTGCAACTGCACGACAGGGGCGAGACGCTTGCATCGTCGAACGCCGTCCTTGGCAAGCTGGTGAGGAATCTTAGGGCGTCTGCGGACGCGTGGGAAGCGAGCGCGAACGAGTGGTATGCGTATTCCACGAACGCGCTGGCGGTTGCGGAGGATGCGACAAACAGGCTTGCGGTGGTGACGGCCGACTATATGAGCGCATCGAACAGGGCGGCACGGGCGGAAGCCCGGACAAACGCGTTGATCGCGTGGGCGGAAGAGCAGAGAGACAAGGCCATTCTCTCCACAACAAAGGCCATTTGGCAACAGTTCATCGACCGGCTGAAACAGGAGGACAACTGATGAAAGAGTTTTGGAGCAATGTTAAATTCTTCGGGCGCTGCGCCGTGATCGTCGTTCGCGATTTGTGGAAGCGGGCGTTTCCGCTTGTCGCTCTTTGCGTCTGTTGCGGGTGTGTGAACCTGTACACGCGCTGGCCGACTACGAGCGAGCAGATAACAATGGTGTACCAATGTTCGCGAGAGGCGGCGGGGCTTTCCGTGCTTGTCGCGTTCCCGCAGGCCATGAGCGACGGGCCGAGCCGTGGCTTCATGTGGGAAAATATCTTCACAATTCCGCTTGGCTGCCTGTGCATGTGCGACGCGGCGGTGGAGGCTTGTGTTGACACGGTGTGCCTGCCGGTGGATTGGCCGCTTGCGGCGTCAAGGAGGGGTGGGAAGTGAAGTGGCTTGTCACAATATCTGCGTTGACGTTTCTGTGCGGGTGCCTCTCGGTCGTCCGCATCCCGCTGTGCGATGAGAGAGTTTCCGACGAGGGCGAGGTCACGAACCGCGTATGGCATTCGTTCTGCGATGATGTGCCGGGAATGCGCGTTTACCCTACCGTCAAGATGCGTTGTCGTGTGACGGCGGAGTGGTTGAAGCCGATACCGCCGGACGCCAAGGGCAAGCGACTTCGGCAGATGAGGATGTTCAAGCATTGGGGCTGGATTCCCCTTGGCGTGGTATGGATGACTGCGCCGTTTGACGCTGCAATAGACACGGTGTTTCTTCCATGGGACCTGTATTGCAGGAAGGAGGCGAAGTAGGATGTGCATGAAGAATTCAGAAGAAGGATGCGTTCTCTCCAACCAACAGAAGGAGCTTACCATCCGCGTCGAGAAGCTTGAGAAGCAGATGGTCGAAATGCAGACAATCCAGAAGCAGACGCGGAGCGAGCTACAGCAGGGATTCTCTGATCTCAAGACGCAGATGGAGCACATCTACCAGGAACGCGCGGAGTGGTCGAAATGGATGCGCGAAAACCTGCCGAAGGTCGGCAAGTGGCTTGGCAAGTGGTCGCTGATTCTCATCGGTGTCGCAATCGGCGTGAACAACATTCCGTCAATAATCAAGATGTGGGCGTCGTTTGGCGTGAAGTAAGGATTTCCGGCGGCGTGGTGCCGACGGCAAAACAAGGAGTAAACACAAAATGAAATGGAGCAATATCAAGGCGTTGTGGTCGCTCGTCACCGACGGGTGGTCCGGCCTAATGAAGTACGTTCTGGGGTTTGTCAATGCGGCACTCCAGAAGCTTGACGGCGACAGGCTGAAAAAGGCATCGCAGATTGCGGTCAACGTGGCTGCGGTTGTCTCTACTGCTGTCGGCGTATTCGTTGACGAGAAGTACCGCGAAGCGGCCAACAAGACGGTTGACGCCTTGAAGGACCTCGCGCTCGCAATCGAGGACGGCGAACTCTCCAGCGCCGAGATGAACGCCAACATCGAGGCCATCAACGTGTGCATCGACGCGTGGAAGGCGGTGAAGTGATGGCCAGGAAGCCCACCAAGGAAAAGGTCAAGGAGAAGGCCAAGGCCGTGAAGGAGCGTGTCAAGAGCAAGGCCAAGCGCCTCGCGTCTTTCATCCTCCTGTTCGGTTTCGTGGCCGCGCTTGCCGGGTGCCAGACGCCCGGACAGGCGAGCCGTGGCACCTCCAACAACGAGGGCGACGTTGAGCCGACCGTCAAGACCGAGATCGGTGAGCGGGCGCAGAGCAACACCGTTTCCGTAACGATCAAGATCACGCACGGTGACGGCGCCATCGCGTCCGCCGACTCTTCGGGCAGCACCGAAAGCCAGACGCAGACGCCGACGTTCGACATCAGCCCCAAGACCGACCTGCGCTACAACGATGCGCTTTCCGCAGCGTCAACCACAAGCAAGGGAATCCTTGAGACGTTGACGACCGCCGGAGCCAACAAGGTATTGTCGCTCATGGCAGACAAGACCACAGGCACCGTCGAGGTCGAGAAGAAGGACGGCAGCACGGCAACCGTCAAGTGCGAGAACGGGCAATGCTCGCTCTGCACGGACGGCTCCTGCACCCCGTAGCACAATTAGCCCCCCGCCGGTTATGCTTGGCGCTGGCGGGGGGCATCTTCACACAGATGGAGGAACCATGACAACGGCAGACATCATAACGCGCGTGCGGCGGCTTGTCCAGGACACGGACAGCGGGAACTACCACTGGACGGACGCCCAGCTCAAGAAGGACATCCAGATGGCGGTAAGGGCTCTCCACAAGGAGCGTCCAGAGACCCGTTATGTTGGTGACGATCTTCTTGACTACGTTCTGCTGCCGGTGGACAACGCGGCTACAATCGACATCGACCCGCGTTTTGAAGATTGCCTCGCCTACTACTCCGCGTACATGGCCTACTCCGACGATTGCACCGACCCCGTGAGCAAGCAGCTCGCGGACGATTTCCTAGCCAAGTTCAAGACATTCGCGCAGATGTAAGATGGACGAAGAGACCTACAGCAACGCTGCACAGGCGTCCGCGAACCAGCGGCTTGGCGGGAAGGAGATACGCTTCCCGTACAGCGGCCAGTCCAGCGTCATCGCGGCAAGCCGTCTCGGGAACTCCTACACTCCGGCGGCGGTGAATGTCATACTTCGCACCCCGCACAACCTCGGCAAGTGCGGCGGCACGCGTCCTGGGCTAAAGGCGTTTGTCGGTACAGCGCCGTCCTCCCCTGCCCCTAGCCGTTGGCTGTGGCCGAGCGGCGAGCCGATCAAGTGGCCGGGCGGCGACGATGTTCTTTTCTCCGAAATAGGGTCCAAGGTCGTTATGCCGGACGGCGGGGTTCTGTTCGACCAGCATGAGACCTTCACCGTCAGCGCGGCGAAGGGCGACATTCCTGTGTCGCTCACGGCCTGCGCGTGGTATCGAGCCCGCATGGTGGTGGCGAGCGGCACGATGTGGTACGCAAGCCGCGTCGGTGAAATGGACGATTTCGACTACGGCTGCGACTATGCCGACGTGTCGCGCGCGGTTGCCGGCAACGTGGCCCTTGCCGGACGCGAAGGCGAGACGATCACGGCTCTCGCCGCAATCGCGGATTCCGCGCTCTACATCGCAACAAAGCGTTCGCTCTGGCGCGTGAACGGCGACCCCACGCAGTCCATGTCGGTGGTGAGCGAGCATACCGGAATCATAAGCCGCCATGCGTGGTGCTGGGACGGCGTGCGCTTCTGGTTCATGAGCGACAAGGGCCTGTATGCCGCCGTAGTTGGCGAGCCGATAGTCAACATGACGCCGCACCTGGAGGACGTGGTGCGCGGCTGGCGTGAGGCGACGCTCATTTTCGATTCCGAGCGGAACGGCATTCACATCTTCGGCACGGACGGCGCGGGAGCTGCGACCGACTGGTTCTACGACATCGCGAACAAGGCCATGTGGAAGATGCAGTACACAGGCACCAAGCGGCCGACGGCTGGCGGGCTTGCGATGCTCGGCGGCATGAACCGCGTCGTGTTCCTCTGCGCGGACGGCGTATGGCGCTATTGGGACGAGGGACAGGCGACCGACGACGGTACGGACATCATCAGCGCGCTCGTCATGGGGCCTGTGACGCACACGACGGGGAACACGGAAAACGGCTTCCTCGCGGAACTGGACTTCGAGATGGACACAAGCCTCACGCCGTCAACGGGCGTCAGCGTTTCCGGGTGCATCGGGAACACGACGAACGCGGCGATGAAGGATGCCGTCTTGCTCGTCGGCTGGGTGGCCGGCGGCGCATCGGGCACGAGCTCCTACGCGAAGTTCACGTATGGCGTGGCTTCCGGGTGGCAGAAGGTGGTGCGTCCGCGAATCCGGTGCAACTCCTTCGCCGCCGTGGTGTGGAGCTTGCGCGGAAGATGGGCGATTTCAAGGATTACGGCAGTCCACCGTGGATGCGGGAGGATAAGGAGGTAGTATGGCAGACATGACGATAGACGATGCTACGCAGGACACGAACGTGACGGGCGTGGAGAAGCTTCCCGCGTCCGATGGCGGCGCGGCCAAGAGCGTGAGCGTTTCGCAGATAAAGGATTTCGTCCTTGCGCAGATCGCCGCTATGTCGGCGGCAAACGCGGTGTCGATGGACGACGATTCTGTGTACATCCTTCGCGGCGGCGTGTTGACGAGGGCAACGGCTTCCGTCCTTGCGGCTGCCATGTTCAACGAGGCGTTCGGCAGGGCGGCGGTTGCGGCGCCCAACGGCAACGAGGTGTTCACGGTCAAGGATTCGTCGGCGCGGAAGACTCTCACGCTCGGCGCGATCAAGACGTGGCTCCAGTCCAACATGACCGTCACGCCCGACCTCACGCTCTCGACCGCAAGCGTGGCTGGGACGCTCGGCGACAGCGACCTTGCCCTTGTGGTGCAGGCCGCAGCCGGAAAGAAGGTCACGCTTGCGACATTGAAGGACTACGTTCTCGGCAAGCTCGCCTCGTTCATCGGGGCTGCGACGGCGGCGCAGACGGTATCGACGAGCGATGTTCTCTTTCTGGCGCAGGGCGGCAACGTCCGCAAGATCACGGTCGAACAGCTCATGGCGGCGGCGGGCGGCGGCGATGTGATTGCGCCATCCTCGCAGACGCCCGGAAACATCCCCGCATGGGACGATACCGCGAAGAAGCTGACGAACGGCTACGGCGTGGCAAGTTCGATCTCCGGCTCTCCTTCCGCCACGAAGATACCCACGGAGGCGGCAGTCGCAACCGCGCTTTCCAACGTGGGCGATGTGAAGAAAAGCGGAGCGCCGACCGCCGGCAAGCTCGTTGCATGGGATAACGGAGGGAATGCCACGAACGGTCCATCTGTGGTCACTTCCGTTGGCTCGACCGGCGCGGACACGAACGTGCCGACCGAAAAGGCCGTGCGCGACGCGATAAACGAAGCGGCCGGCGTTGGTGCTCCTGTTTCCCATACCGAGGGCAAAATCCCGACATGGGGCGCAGGTGACGCGCTAACGGACGGCGTTTCACTCAAGACTTCGATATCTGATACGGTTGCGGGGGCGTCCGATGAGGCCGTCCTGACGGAAAAAGCAGTCCGTGAGGCTCTAAACGAGCGGCCTGCGCTTCCATCGTCGCATAGCGAAAATGCGATTCCGACATGGGGCAGCGGTCCAGAGCTGAAACCCGGATTGGATGTCGTACCGTCCTCAACAGGGATTGCCAGCTCCGACAACGCAAGCGATGAGAAGATTCCCACGGAGAAAGCCGTGCGTGAGGCGTTGCCGGTTCCAGCTACGACTTCCACAGCAGGTCTCATGTCCGCTGCGGACAAGGCGAAGCTTGACAACATGGTTGACACGACCGCCGTGCAGGAGGTTGGTGACGGTGGGCTTACGGATGCAGACCAGATCACGATACTGCAAGGCGGTTCCACTTGGAAGAAAGCGCTTATCACGCGTCTTTGGACGTGGATTATGGGTAAGTTGCCCACGTTCAAGATTGATGATCTGGCCGAGGGAGAGGATAATACCGACCTTGACACAAACGCTTCCAGACACGGCCTCTGTCCGAAACTGCCGAGCAGCGACGCGACGGATAAGTTCCTGCGCGGCGACGGCACGTTTGCGACACCAACTGGCTCTACAGACTTCACGGGCGATACCGGCACCGGCGGTGCGCACGGCCTTGTGCCAGCCCCTGCCAGCGGCGACGCTTCGGCCAACAAGTTCCTCAACGCGAACGGACAATGGACAGTTCCGCCGTCAGCGGCGGGCGTTGATATTCCTGGTGCGACGGCAATCGACGCTGCTGCCGGGGCGGATGCGCTCTACTGCTACGACGACAGCGAGGGTGCATACCGCAAGATGACGCTTGCGCAGGTTGCGGCGCTTGTCATGGGTACGAAACGGTACGACAATATTTTCATCCCTGCGGCGGCGATGGTGCCGAGCGATACGAACGGCGCGATTGCCGGAGCGATCTCCTTCACGAACGTGAAACGCGACACGATGGCTTTCTCGAACACCACCGAGCAGGGCGCGGAGTTCTCCGCTGTCATGCCGGAAGATTGGGACAAGGGAACCGTCCGCGCGAAGCTCCTTTGGACGGCGCACGACGCAACGAAGGCCGAGGCTGGCGAGATGGTCGCATGGAAGATCGGCGCGATCTCGACGCCGGACGAGGGAGCGATAACGACCGCGCCGACCAACTACGCCACTGTCACGGACAACCTCTCGCAGGTGAACGAGCTTCACCGCACAGGCGCGACCGGCCAGCTCTCGATGGACGGCTTGAAGGGTGACGGAAACCTGGTGCACTTCGTCGTGAAGCGCAACGTGTCCGCCGAAACCACAAACCCGATGGACACCGAAGCCCTGCTTCTCGGCGTCTGGATTCAGTACGGTCGCACGGCCGTCACGGAGGAATGGTCGTAATGGTGATATTCCCGTCCATACGCCGCAAGTACATGGTGAACCGCATCCCGAAGGGTGCGACGGTCGCCATGTCTGACTGCGTGGTGGCGCTTGCGTCGGATTCGGTTGTGTACACCGGCTCCGCGCGCACCGTCGTAGTGACGGTGGCATGGCAGGGCGCTACGCTCGCCGTGAACACGGACTACACGCTTTCGTGGTCGAACAACACGAACGTGGGGCCTGCCACCGTCACAGTGACTGGCATGGGCCAGTTCTCTGGTAGCGTCACAAAAACTTTCCATATTGTGCCAGGTACGGGTGGTACGTGGGGCGACATCGACCTTGCGAACGCCACGCTTCTCTCGACCACGAGCAGCGCTGGCTCCGGCAGCGACCATCCGTTTTGCCTGCGCGGAGGATATGTGTTCTCGGCCACGTCTGGCGGAAACGTCCACAGATATTCCTACACGCAGGGCGAATGGACATTCACAGACGACAACCTTTCGACTACATCAAATGGGTATGCAAGTGGTTTTTGCGTTTCCCGCGACGGATGCCATTCGTACATGTACATCGGGTACAGTGGGTATTACACGATCTACATGTACGACCATACGACGGCGTGGGACCTGTCGAACGCGACCGATCACTACTACAACCACGGAATCTGCACGCCGTACACCATACCGAGCAAGAGCGGATGGTCCGATCACGTACATGGCGTTGACATCAGCGAAGACGGCAGGACCATGATAACGCTCAAATCGAGCGGTTATCTCCATTCGCACAAGCTCAACACACCATTCGACGTTTCGTCCGCCAGGTCAGACGAGATGGTGCTAAAGGACCTTGACGTACTGGCTGGCGTAAACTATTTTCGCGGCATGCAGGTAGCACCGGACGGCAAGCGCATGGTGACAATATCGGGAGACGGCATCCTGCGCATGTGGAACATCGCAATACCATGGGACGTGTCCACCGTGACTGGTGTGGCGTCGAGTTTCGACACCGGCCTCGGTAGCCTTACATTCCAGGGCGTAGGCATTACAGACGATTGCACGCATCTCTTGCTCAAGACGAGCGGCTCGCCGACAATCAAGGTTTACCAGCTTGTGGCGTAAGGAGGCAGTATGACAATACAACCCATCAACCCGCTTGAATACATCACAGATCGCGACCCCATACCAGAAGAGGTGATGGACACGTCGTCCTGGTTCAAGACCGAGACGATGGAACTTGACGTTGGCGAGTACACGGGGCGTCCGCATGCCGCCGCTCTTTTCCATACGTCATTCATCATGCCGCTTCTTGCCGAGGGATGGTATATCGACGCGGTATTGGGTTGGGGGGAAAACGGAGATTGGATTAGTACCGCTAACGCCCATGCCATGCAGTCTGGAAATTCAAGCAGCAGGTCAGACGCGTCTAGCTCGTCGAAAAGCGAAGCGTCGAGTTCGGCCAGGACAACTTCGCAAGTCATACCTACGCAAAGCGAGGTGTATTCCGGCTACAAGAACGTCAATCAAGGTGACACGTCCGGTTCAAGCAAGGGGTCGAACAGCGGCACATCAAAGGCGAGCGGCTCGGGTTCTACAAGCGGAACCAGCTCAACTACCACGACGCAGGACGGCGGGCCGTGGTGGTACGCATACACGAAACTGCGGCTGAAACGCCGGAAGATGCAAAGCGAGCTCGTCCTAAAGGACATGATTTCGTCCTTTACCAAGGCGTACAACGAGGGACGGCAGATCAACGACGAGCGGTACGACGAGCTTGTTGCGCTCTACGCGCTCATGCTCCAGCGCACCGAAAACGAGGCGAATGCGTTTGGCGGACTCTCTACCGAGGACTTCAAGCCGCTTGCGGACGCGATAATCGCCGCTTGCAAGGATGCGATGGAGAAGTACGCCGCGTCCGCAGACAACATCCCGGAAGACTGGATGCAGAGCCGCATCGACGAGATCAACCGGAAGTTCGACGCGCTTCTTGCGCAGGCCAAGAACGACATGGTGAGCAAGGGAACCTACAATTCCACCGTCTGGCCGACAACGGCAAGCGGCATCGAGCGCGACCGCCAGAACGCGTTGAGCAACTTGAAGGACGACATGGTGACTTTGAAGGTTGACGTGTACGGCAAGATCGCCGCCATGAAAGCCGACATCGGCCACAAACTCCTTGACTGCGAAATCCGCATCATCGAGGCGCAGCAGAAGATGTTGCTTGGCCCTACGGAGATTCGCAACACCGTCTTCAAGTGGATGCTGGACTTCATGGAGCGTCGCGAAGACGATTACCCCGGTCTGGAACAGCTTGCCACGATTGCAAGTCAGCTTGGCTACGCGGAAGGAGGTGCGGCGGGCGCTGGCACCGTCGCGTAAAGCATGGGCATCGGCGTGTCATATACGGGCTACGACGGACGCCAGAAGCATTTTGAGGCGGCGGACGGTGCGGACGCGAAGCGTCTTCTGTCCGACATCATGCCGGACACTAAGCGTCACACGGGCGACGCGTTGCGCGAGGCAATGAGCCGCTTGCCCGGAATGCAGCCAAAGACCGGCGGCAAGATGGGTCCGAAGGTCATGACGGGCGGAAGCGTTGTGGAGGCGCGTGATGGAAGCCTGTGTCTGCGAGGCGAGGAAAACACGCCACTTGTCGAGGGCGTGAGGATGTTCTCGTCCGTTAACGGCCAGAAGGGTTTTCACTCCATAGAAGAGATCGACCCGAAGACCGGAGGCGCCGTGTGCGGTCCGATGTTCGGCACCGACAGCGTGGACGAGGACACCAACGAGACAACTGGCGGCGAGGCTGTGCGCATCCCGTTTGTGTCGCGCAACTACCTGGAGCACCAGAAGGTCGGGTCGCAGGTCACGGTGTATGAGTTTATTCGCGAAATGCTGTTCACCGCGAACGGCAGGTTCATCGGTTGCACCAAGGAACGTCGCCGCATCGTCGGCTCGTTCATTGCCGGCAGCGAAGGAGGCGAATCGAGCGGCGGCAAGTATTGCGTGAGGCCCGTGTTTGGCGGCGGCGGCCTTTCCGCGTTGCAGTTTGGCACGGAGAGCCAGCTTGACAGCGGTTCGCCGGCAAGCGTAGTGAACACAACCACATGTCCGAATGCTGGAGGGTCGTCGTAATGGCAGACGCTAAGACAGAAATTGTGGTTCACAACGGGAACATTGTTGTGATGAACGGAAACATCATCATGGGTCCGTGCGACCCCTCCGTCTATTATGTCCGCCTCATGGTGGGCAACGAGCTGATGGACGACTGGTGGTGGCGCGTGGGCCGCGAGAAACCGACGCGGTGGACTGGCCAGCCTGGTATAATGAATTCGTTTTACTATCCGTATTTCAGCGGGTTTGCGCCAAAGGACGTACGAGACGCGGAATCTGGCGGTCTAGGATGGAGCTATAGCGAGAAAAACACAGACGAGACACCGCTGGGCGTTGCACTGTCAGTTTCCACGGCAGGGTACGGATGGTACTTCCCGGATATCGCGCTTCACAGGGACTACATATTTTTGTGGAAATGGGTGGAGCCTGGCGTGTCATCCGCGCACAAGTTCAATACGCGCCCGGAGAACGGAAGCGGGTTCGAGGGCATGCTTTATCCCGGAGAGTATATTCTCGTGTTCACGCTGAATCAGCAATACCACCGGCACACCGAATATGTTGCGTCCGATACGATTCCGGGAACCAATCCACCGTCAAACAGCATCGTGACGGACAGTAATGTGATGGGCGGATGCTACGCACTCTACAAGTTCATCATATCAGAGGCTGGCAAGGACGAGGAAGGAGTCGGAGGGTCTCGATACAAGATAGACATACCAGGCTTCGGGAACTGGAGCCAGGAAAGCGGAGCGAAAGCGCAGGGAATCCCGCAGCGCGGAGGCGTATCTGACGATGTGGTCACAAATGATCTTGACCTTGATGGACTTCATCTTGAAGTCGTGAAGGTTAGCAAGGACAAGGACGGCAATACCGTCGAGGAGGTCGTATGGCAATCAGAGTAAAACACGAAGGAAACGTGACAAGCCGCATCACTGCGGCGACGGCTGGCGGACGCGGCAAGCGTGCGGCGGATGAAGGAAAGACGTGGATGCAGGTTGCCGCCCAGCAAGACATTTACGGCAGTAGGCAGTTGCAAGGCGCACACGCAAGCCCTACGGCACCCGGACATGCCACGGCACCGCTTACAAGCGCGCCGACTGGCTCCGCGCCCGGAATCCTTCACGCTCCGTCCAACGGCGTTGGCGGCGGCGGAGGTGGCGGAGGACGCGCACTGTCGGGAGGGAATGGCGGCGGCGATTCGTCCGACGAATGGAAGATCACGGGCCGCATGAAGTCTTTTCGCCCTGACGATGAAAGCGAATGGGACCCGTGGCACGGCTACTGGTATCGCAAGTGGCTTCCGGGCGAGAAGGAAGCGGAGGCGCAGCAGCGCGTAGGCGACGTGAAGAATTCCCAGCTTGCGGAGATTCTTGGCCTCAAGCATTCGTTCGAGAGGGACAGCGCGGAACAGCAGGCGCTTTTGAACCAGGAGGGCAAGGTCAACGACGCCAAGATGAAGACGCCGCCTGCGGGCAAAGTCCCCGCCTTGCAGACGCCTTTCCCGACTGCGCCCGGCGGACCTACGCCGCCGAACGCGCCTACGCCGCCCGTTGGAACCGGAAAGGTCACGATCACGCCTGCCGGCCAGAGTTCCGATCTGCAAAAGCAGATTGCCACCGTCCTTACCTCGGTGAGCAAGCCCGGTTCCTCGCCCGAGCCCGAGGCAAAGCCGACGGCGGAACAGCCCGACGGCGGACAAGACCAGCTCGCCAACCTTGCGGACGCGATCGCGCAGCAGAGCGGCGGACAGGCGCCGAAAGGCCCGGACGACATCATGAGCATCTACGCAAACGGCGGCTCGGTGTTCGGCGAGAGGCCGAAGGAGGGCGAAAACGCCAGTCCCGCGTGGAGTCCGTTCGCGCTGCCGAACATGGACGCGGCCGCCGGCGGGAGCGACGCGTTTGCGGCAAACGAATATTCAAACTATCTCGGCGGCATGTTCGGGATGTTTTTCAACAACAGGAGGTGAAGTATGGCTGGAGAAAAGACAGACACCGGGAAGGTGCGCACGAACGAAGAGCTGCGCGCCGGAATCGACGAGGGCGTATCTGACGTGCGCAACTCATGGGCGGACGCGCTCCAGAGCCAGCAGCGCGAACGCAACGCGCAGAACGGGGTTTCGACCTACGGCCAGATGAAGGAGCTTGTCGGGCGACAGGAGCTTGCCGAACTCCAGAACGGGCAGAGGGCGCAAGACGCAATCGCGTCCGCTCTCGCCATCGCTATGGCGCCCGAGAACAAGGGCCGGCTTCCAAGCGTGGTGACGGACTACCTCAACCGCCAATTCGGATTCGACGGAAAGACAATGGGCATCATGGACGGCGGAATCGACCCTGAGACGGGGGATTTCGGTTTCGTGTTCGGCGAGCGCGACAACGCGGGGAACACGCAGTTGCGCAAGCAGATGATTCCGTCGCAGATTCAGCTTGGCCTCATGGAGGGCTACCCGTCGCTGTTCAGCGAGGACCAGGTAAGTGCGCACCGCCAGAAGATTCTTGATTCCGGCAAGTTCTCGTCCGCCGAGCTTGACGCCTATTCCAACGTGGCGCGTCTCACGCGCGACCGGCTTGCGTCCCGCATCGCCGCCTTGACTCCCAAGGACACGAAGATGGAGATCGAGCAGTTGCGCGAACGCGGACGGAACGAACGGGCCGCGCTTGCGGAGGACGGACGCAACAGCCGCGAGGCGATGAAGGAAGAGGGGCGCAACCGCAGGGCGGAGCTTGCCGCCGGCGGCAAGAGCGGCGACCCGCAGAAGTCCGTAAAGGCCATGAAGGACATGCTGGAACTCGCCCGCACGTCCGGCATGTCCGCCGACGATCTCGCCGCGCTTGAATCGTGGACGCAGACGCGCATCAAGGGGCTTTCCACGGAGTCGGGCGGCGGAACGTCCGGCGGTGGTGGAGCGCCAAAGAAAGTTTCGTACAATGATCTCAAGCCCGGACAGACGTTCGCGGCGATGGGGAAGGACGGAAAGCGTCACACTTTCCGCAAGACCGAAAACGGACATGAGCGAATCGACTAAAAGGAGATAGAGACAATGGCAAGTTCTTTGTGGGGCCCTGGGCTGACAGAGGATGAGAACGAGACGGGGAAGCTTGCGGCCAAGGCGATGACGGCTGCGGCGGCCACCGATGCGCTCGACCATCCCGAACTTTCGACGGCGAGCGAGGAAGGCAAGCCGAAAGACACAGGCGCGGACGAGATAGCCGACCTTGACGCAGGCGTGAAGCTGACGGACGGCGGCGAAGTTCCCGTGATCGACGATATCCCGGAGGTGGAGATACCGGAAGACGCCGAAGAAGAGAAGATGGGCGTAGGCGAACACGCCAAGAAGACCATCGAATCGGAACTTGGCAAGAAGCCGTCCGAACTGTTCCAATGGTCGCCCGGAGCGAAGAAGCTCATGTCCGCGCTCGGCATCGACGAGGACACGGCATCCGCCGTCCTTGAGCATACGACCGACCCCGCGCGGCAGATTCAGCAGATACAGGCGTTCGGCGAGGAAAAGAACCTTGAACGCCTGCGCACGGGCGATTTCGACGACAAGGACATGGACGAGATCGCGCAGAACGCGGGACTTCGCGGCGACCTTGAGGAAATCAACCGCATCACATCTTCGAGCATGGACCCGATCAACGAGAAGCGCAAGTTTCTCGCCATGACCGCCGAAGACGAGCTGACGAAGCGGACGAAGATAAAGCAGGAGGCGGCGGCAGACCTGGAGCGCAAGCCGCAGACCACTTGGGGGAAGATCGCAAGCGGAACGCTTGAGAACTCCGGCTACGTGGCGGCGTTCATGTACGGCTCTTCGATCGCGGGCGGGCTCGGCATCGGCATGACGGCTGCGGAGGGCTCGGGCGCTCTCGCGAAGATAGGCGTCGGCGCGGTGAACACCATGATAGGCTCGGCTCCGGCGTCCGCCGTCGGCGCGGGTGCGCGGTATCAGCGATTGAGCAAGAAGGACTACCAGCTCGACGCGGAAGGACAGTTGCAGGCCATCGACAACAACTACGGCGAACTGCGCTCGATGGTGCAGGGCGGCGTCGGCGGTTTCGTTGAGAACACGGTCGTTGAAGGTCTGACGGACACGGCGATAGAACTTGGCTGTCTCGGCCTCTCCAAGATTCCGGGAGCGCAGGCGTTCATCGTGAAGCCGTTGCAGCGTATCGGCAACGCGGCGGTGCGGAAGCTCATGGGCAACAAGGCCGGACGAGCCATGTTGCAGATCGGCAAGGCGTACAACGGCATATCGCAGTTCACGCACTTCCATTCGCAGCCGGTCGAAATGCTGGAAGAGGACTTGCAGCCGATATTCGACGAGGTGTTTGGCCTCGACAAGAAGCGCGGCGAGTACAAGGGATTCGGCGCGGAGGCGAAGGACTACTGGAACAAGACGCTTACGCTCGCGAACCAGGCGGATATTTTCTACGGACTTGTCGGCACATGCCTGTTGCAGGCTGGCGTCGGCGGCGCCGGCGCGAAGTGGGCGCGGAGCAACCAGGGCGGAACCACGGCCAAGGAAGCGATGTCCGTTCTGACGGACTACGCCAACGTGCCGAAGGAGAAGCTTGCGACGCTATCCGATGAAGAGAAGATCGCGCTTTGCGACCTCTACCGCACGATGAGCGCGAACCCCGACAAGATGGTTGAATTCGCGGAGCAGATCGGCGCGAAGTCCGGCGCGATCATGGAAGACGTGGTGAACCGCGCGGGCGCAAGGATGAACCGCAAGATGGAAGCGGCGGGGATGAGTCCGTCCACATTCAACATCCCGATGAAGGAGGTTGACGGAAAGCTCGTCCCGGACTTCCAGTTCACGGTAGGCACGGACATGACGACCGGAAAGACCGTGCAGGGGCGCATGGTGACGGACGCGGAGTCCGGCGTCATCATCAGAGACAACGGAAGCGGCGTAGGCACGGAACGAGCATTTACGGTGATCGACCCCAACACCAAGCAGGAAGTCGATGTTCCGAACCTCATGCTGGCGCGGAAGACGGCCTCGCTGTTCAAGAACACGGCGGCGATGACGCAGGCGGAGCGCGCGGCCAAGACGGAATACATCCACAACGTGTGGCAGCAGAAGTACGGCAACACGAACGTTGAGCTTTACGACACCGTGGACGAGGCCATAGCCGCGTCCGCGAAGCACGGCGTTGACGTGACGGCGCAGGCGGGATTCACGCCCGACCGTCCAGCGTGGCACCTGAAAGACGGCACGGTGGTTTTCGTCCGCGACAACATCAATTCGCCCTACGAGGTGGACACGCTCTTCCAGCATGAGATCATCGGCCACAACGAAGAGGCCATGCAGGACGAGTTCATGGCGAACCTGGATTCCAAGGAAATCCGCAAGGCGCAAGAGACGCTCGGGCTGACGGACGAGCAGATGGCCGACCCCGTTGTGCAGCGGGAGGTGTTCGCGAACGTGATACAGTCTCGGCGGCACAATCCGTCCATCATGCAGAGGCTAAAGCACTTCATCAACGAGAAGCGCAGGGCGGCGGGCGACAAGACGGGAATATCCGACGCCGACCTTGAGGTTCTCGCCCAGAAGTGGGAACAGGCCGCGATGGGCGACGCCGGCAACATGAAGATCGGCGATTCGCTGGAGCGTGGCGGCATGGAGTTCCGCGACGCGGACGGCAAGGTTGTCGGCATCGAGGACGCCGACATCGAACTGCTTGACGAAGAACAACAGGAGGTAAACGATGAGACAGGGACTGGAACCGATGAAGCACCAGCGCAACCCGAACAGGGAACGCAGCGACCGGCAGAACCGGAAGTTGCGGGAACAGAAGAAGGCGGAGCGCAGGGCGAAGAAGCGGGCGAGGTGGTGAAGAAGCCCGTGCCGGAGCGCACCGTGATCGAGAAGATGACGGAGGAAGCCCCGGTTCAGGAGCTGGACACCGCAGAAGTGTTCAACGACGATTCGCGCATCCCCAACTTCAAGGAGGGCGCGAACCCCGAGACAGGCGAGGTCGAACCGCTCCAGGGCGAGCCCTACGACCTCGTTTCAAACCCGATAGTCGTCATGGAGTTCAAGGACGGCAAGAAGGTCGTGGTCACGGGGCGGCACCGTCTCGCGCTCTACAAGAGGGCTGGGCGGGAGAAGATCGCCGCGCGCGTCATCCGCGAAGAGGACGGCTGGACCGTCAAGGACGCGAAGATGATAGACGCGATAGGCAACATCATCGACGAGAAAGGAAGCGTGAAGGATTATGTCAAATACTACGAAGACGCAAGACCGTCAAGGGAAGCGGCGGAAGCCGGCGGATTCCTCGCACGGCCAAAGGGAAAACTCGCATTCGGAATTTACGAAGGCGCTACGGAGGATACTCGGTCGGCCATTGACTTCGAAGGAAGCGGCGCCGATGGAATGATCTCCGTCGAACAGGCGGGAATCATCGCGGAGGCCGCGCCGAGGAACGGACACCCCCGCAACGCGGCGTTGCAGCGCATCTTGGTGAAAAAGGCTCTGGACGGACTGCGCGGCAAGAAGCTCGGCATTCTCGCCCGTTCGCTGGCCGAAGATGTCAAGAAACAGAAGGAACCTGCATCCGCCGGCGGCGAAATGCAGCTTGACCTGTTTTCCTCGCCCGAAGACCAGGCGCTTCTTGCGATGGAGGACAAGAGGGCGGACTACCGTATAAAGAGGGCGCAGGTGTATGGACGCATCGCGGAGGATTTGCGCATAGCGATGTCCAAGGGTGGTAGGCTAGACATAAATGACGAATACGCCCGTGAGTTGGGTATCACCGATCCGAAGGACAAAAAGCAGCTTGCGGCGGCGCGTGACAAGGCGGTTGAGCGCGAGAACTATTGGGAGAATGCCGTCCGGCTGGACGATGCGGACAAGGCGGCGATGGACGCGGAGATCGGCGCGTCCTCCAAGAAGGCCGAAGAGAAGACCACGGCGATTGCCGACCGCCTAAAGGCCATCAGAGAGGGCAAGCCGAAGCCTACGCCTAAAACGCCGAAAAACGCCACTGTGAGCGCTCCGGCGGAAAAGCCTACAACGACACCCCCGAAAGCCACGGAAACGGCACAGGGCGGGGAATCTGCGGAATCCGCCACTTCTACGAGCAATCCTAGACAGAAACAGGTGGATGCAATCTCTTCCGTGTTGGGAATCCCGATAAAAGTCATCGGCAAGGATGGCAAGGTAGAGGCGGATTCAACGGCTGCGGCAGAAGCGGCAATATCCGGCAAGAAGCCCAAAACTGAAACGCGTACCACGAAAAAGACGGTCGTGTTGAAGGACGCGAAACGTGCGGAGAAGGCAAAGGGGCAGGCTGACGATCTCATGAGCCTGTTCGCAACGCCAGAACTTGACGCGCGGCAGAAGCAGACGGCGCTTTCGGGCAAGACCTCACGCAACCAGAATCCGTCCGGGAACGAGTTTGCCAAGAAGTGGGGCATCTTCCGTCCGAACACGCGGAATGTGGACATCGGCGCTGGGGCGTTCGACAAGGCTACGGAGTTTCTTGCCGAGCAGGGCGTTGAGAACATACCGTTCGACCCCGTGAACCGCGATTCAGAGACGAACCGCCGAGCGGTCGAAAGCGTCCGGGCGAAGCCGGCGGACACCGCCACCGTCCACAACGTGCTGAACGTGATCGACAACGACGCCGTTATGGAGGGCATCGTAAACCAGGCGGCGAGGGCGATCAAGCCGAAAGGGACGGCGATATTCACCATCTACGAGGGCGACAAGTCCGGCAACGGCAGGGCGACGCGTGACGGCTACCAGCGCAACGCGCGGGCGGCATCCTACGTTCCGTCGCTCAAAAAGTATTTCGGGCAGGTGGAAACGCACGGGAATGTCATACTTGCCCGTCAGCCGAAGGACGTTGGCCCTGCGTTCTGGGCGTTCGATTCCACCTTTGACGTGGGGGCTTACTTCGCCTCGCCGCAATTCGACCCCGAGAAGTTCCAGCAGCGCGTGGGCGCGATGGCGAAACTCGTCACGACGCTCAACGAAGAGGGCTACAATGATTTCAAGTCACTCGCGGCCTACCTTGGCGAGAACTTCCCGCAAGAGAAGTTCAACGCGGCAAAGCCTTATCTGCGCGGCGTCTGGAACGCCTTGGCCGAGCAGATGAACCTTGAAGAAGTTTCAAAGAAGGATGCGGATGCTATTTACTCCGACATCGAAAAGTCGTATAATACACCCACAAGCGAGGAAACCGACAATGAAAGCGGATTGGAACAGCCTGGGCGGACTGATGACGGACAGCATCCGGCATCTGATGGAAAATCGCCCGAAGGAGGCCGTAGCACTGCTCAAGGCGAAGGAACTGGCGAAAACAGTTCTGAAGCGGGCGAAGACGGCCATGGAACAGCTGTACATGACGGCGGAGACGGAAGCCGACAGGGACACCCTGTGGAGCGACCTGAAGTACCAGTCGGGGCTTTACCCGCCGGAGGAACCGAAAACGTCGGAAACGGCGCATCGGGAAGCTCAACAGTGGCTTCAAATGATGGGCGGGACGCCCAAGCTGGTGGACGCGGCGCTCAAGGAAGCGAATCTGGGGTACAACTGGGAGCCGGACTTCCCGCAGACGTGGGAACAGGAGGAAGCGGAACAGTAGCCGCGCCCGTCCGCGAAGCGCTCCAGAAGGAAGCGCCGAACGCGGTCAAGAACGAGAACTACATCATCACGGACGCCGACGAACGCGCGATCGAGAACGGCGCCGTCCGCGACAAGGTACGCCAGAACGTTGACGCAATCCGCATCGTCCGCAAGCTGGCCGAGGACGGCCGAGACGCAACGCCGGAAGAGAAGTCGAAGCTTGCCCGGTATGTCGGCTGGGGCGGCCTCAAGCCGATATTCAACAACGCCTACCGCAACGCCTACGAGCGCGAGCAGTCCGAAGGGACGTTGCCGCCGCAGACGTGGGCGGCAATCCGCAAGACGCCGCTCGGCGAAGAGGGCTACGACCTCTACAAGCAACTGCGCGAACTTCTCTCCAACGACGAAATGCAGTCTGCGGAGCAGTCCACCCTAAACGCGTTCTTCACGCCGATACGCCTCTGCCGCGCAATCCACAGGGCTCTTGCCGCCGCAGGGCTGAAAGGCGGGCGGTTCCTGGAAACGTCCGCCGGCATCGGCAACCTCATCGGCACGGGCGAATACACGAACCCGCGCTGGACGGCGGTTGAGATCGACAAGGTTTCCGGCCAGATACTGAAAGCGCTCTACCCCAAGGCGCATGTGCAGATTTCCGGCTTCGAGGACGTGCTCATCCCCGACAACTTCATGGATGCCGTCGTGTCGAACGTGCCTTTCGGGACTTCCTACCCGTTCGACCCGAACTACAAGAAGTACGGTTTCGTGATTCACGACTTCTTCTTTGCCAAGGCCATCGACAAGCTGCACCCCGGCGGCGTGGCGGCGCTCATCACCGACCCCGGAACGCTCGACAAGAAGGACAAGAAGCTCATCCGCTACCTGTCCGAGAACGGCGGCAAGATCGTAGGCGCGGTGCGTCTGCCAAACGGCTTCTTCACCAAGAACGCCGGCACGGACGTTGCAACCGACGTGGTGTTCATCCAGAAGGTTGACGGCAAGGCCGACAACAGCGCGTTCATGCGCACGGAAGAGGTGAGGGGTTGCCCCGTGTCCGGGTGGTTCCTCGACCATCCCGAACTGTGCCTTGGAGAAATGCAGGTCGGTACGAGCCAGTACGGGCCGAAGATGCAGTACAGGGCGAAGCGCGTTTCCGACGCGGACATGGAAGCGGCCATATCCAAGGCGGCGGAGGGGCTTGAATTCAAGACCGTGGGCGAACTCGAACAGCCTGCGCCGACGGTGCTTCCGGGCTTCCACAACGGATTGCAGAACGGCAACGTCGGCGTTGTGTACCACGAAGGCAAGCACCGCATCGTCCGCCAGATCAACGGCGAGTTGCAGGAAGTTCCGGCAACGGAGATTCCCGCGCTGACGAAGCCGCTCCTAAAGAGGCTCGTCACGCCGGACAAGATCGTACAGGGCATCGAAAACCTGCGCAACGCGTTCCGTGCGCTTGTGGACGGCCAGCTTGCCGACTGCTCGGACGAGGAACTCAAGAAGCTACAGGACGACCTGAACCGCGAGTATTCCACCTTCACGTCGAGGTACGGCGCTCTCCACACGCCGCTCATGGAGAAGTTCATCGGCCTGGACTACGCCGCCGCTCCGCTCCTTCTCGGCATGGAGATCGACGAGAAGATCAACGACGGCGTGGACGCCAAGGGCAAGCCGCGCATACGGCACGTCTATTCCAAGGCAGACATCTTCACCAAGCGGACGATCTTCGCCAAGCCTAGAGCGACCAAGGCCGACAGCGTTCTTGACGGACTGCGAATCTCCCTCAACGAGACCGGCACCGTCAACACGGCGCGAATCGCGGAGCTGACCGGCAAGCCGGAAGAGGACGTGCGCAAGGAACTCATCGAGTCCGGGCGCGTTTTCGTGAACCCCGAGACGAGCGGCGTAGAGACGCGCGACGAATACCTTTCCGGCTCCGTACGCAGGAAGCTCAAGGCGGCAAAGGCCGCTGCGGAGATCGACTCGTCCTTCAAGGTGAACGTGGAAGCGCTGGAGAAGGTGCAGCCGGAGGACGTTGCGGCGACCGACATTTCCTACCAGCTCGGCCAGAACTGGATTCCGATAGACACCTACGAGCAGTTTTTCCGCGAAGTGGTGTTCCAGGGGACATCGCCGCGCCTGCGCGTCTCGTTCGACACGCGGCGCCACCTGTGGGAAATCGACTCCAGGCACCAGGGCACGACGGAGTACGACGAGGAATCCGGACTTGCGATCGAGGATTTGCTTGAGCGCACGATGAACGGGAAATCCGTTGTCGTGAAGACCTTCGGGCCGGACGGCGAGGCTATCGTAGATCAGGCCGCCACGACCGCAACGAAGATCGTGCAGGAGAAGATCGCCCGTTCCTTCCAGTCGTGGATGACGGACGACATCGACCGCGCAAACCGCATCGAGCGCATCTACAACGACACGATGAACGACAACGTGATGCGCGACTTCGACGTGGACATACTGGAGTTCTACGGGCTGTCGAAGGAATGGGCCGACCGCGTGGGCACGAAGGGCCGCGAATACCAGAAGCGGTGCATCGCTCGCGGCACGTTCGGCGGCAACCTGCTGATCGCGCATTGCGTGGGCGCCGGCAAGACCTTTGAAATGGCGTCCATCTGCATGCAGCTCCGCCGTCTGGGGATTGCCCGCAAGCCGCTCTTCGCGGTCCCAAACCACATGCTTGCGCAGTGGAACCGCGAATTCCACGAAGCCTATCCGGGCGCGAAGGTGCTTGTGGCCACCAAGAAGGACTTGGAGAAGAGCAACCGCAGGGCGTTCCTCGCCCGCGCAGCGAATGGCGATTGGGATTGCATCATCGTGGCCCATTCGTCCTTCTCCCGCATCGCCATGTCGCCCGAACACCAGGCCGAGTACATCGAGGCGGAGATTGCCGACCTCCAAGACCTGCTCCACCAGGTGCAGAGCCAGAAGGAGCAGAACAAGATCAAGAAGCAGATTCAGTCCCGCAAGGACAAGCTGCGCGCGCTTCTCGACCCTTCGCACAAGGACGACAGCATCAAGTTCGAGGAATTGGGCTGCGACTACCTCTTCATCGACGAGGCGCACAACTTCAAGGGGCTTGACATCCACACGCACATGTCGAACGTTCCGGGCGTGACCGGCTCCGTGTCGCAGAGGGCGCAGGACCTTGAAATGAAGTGCCGCTACATCGCGAAGATGCACGGCGGCGACAAGGGCGTAGTGTTCGCCACGGGCACGCCGATATCCAACTCCGTGAGCGAAATGTACGTCATGATGCGCTATCTCGCCCCGTCCAAGATGGATGAAATGGGCGTGCGCGGATTCGACGATTGGGCGCGCCAGTTCGGACAGGTGGTGAACGAGTGGAGCCCGAATCCGTCCGGCGTCGGCTTCCGCGAAAAGGCGCGGTTCTCGCAGTTTGAGAACGTGCCGGAAATGAAAAAGTTTTTCCGCTCGTTCGCAGACATCGTTCTGGACTCGGAGTTGCAGATCAAGCGTCCGAAGATGATTGGCGGCAAGCCGATACAGCACATCATCAAGCCGTCTGCCGCGCAGGTGGCATACGTCCAGGCGCTGAACCGGCGCATGGAGCTGATGCAGACATCGAAGGTTGACCCGCGCGTAGATAACATGCTGAAAGTCACGACCGAAGGGCGGCTTCTCGCCATCGACCCCATGCTCATCGGCGTGAAGGATGACAGCCACACACGGGCGAACACCTGTGCAGACGAGGTGAAGCGCATCTACGACCAGTCCACGGGCAAGACCGTGACGGGGCGGAATGGCCAGCAGATGCAGATCAACGGAACGCAGCTCATCTTCTGTGATTCTGGCGTGCCGAAGAAAAAGCAGTTCAAGCAGCTCGTCAGGACGGCGGACGGCAACTATGAGATCGCAAGCGGCAAGGTCATACTCCGCGTTTACAAGCCAGACGCGGACGGCAACCGCTTCTACGAGATTCTACGCGGCGATACCGGCGAGCGGATTTGGGTCCCGCACGGCTCAAAGGGCGTGACAGACCATTCGGCGGACGGCGTGGAGGATTTGGCGTCGGTTTACACTGCGCTTGAAAACATGCAGAACGCCCTTGCTGGTTTGAAAAATCCAGAAACGGCGCAGGCCCGTTCAATAGCGCGTGACATGAAGAGCTGGAGAATGGCCCCGAAGCCGAAGGGAATGCCCGTTGACATCAACGCATGGATAGACGAGAACGCCGGCCGCATAGGGTACGACCCGCGTCTTACGAATCCGTATGCCATGCGGCAGGCGGAACTTGACGAGACGGAGGAAGCGGAGGCGGATGACGATCGCGACATGTCCGAAGAGGCGAACGGCGACGCTGAGGTTGACGACATGCTGCGCGGCAAGTTCAACATGTACGCCGAGCTGCGGAACCAGCTCATACGGCGCGGAATCCCCAAGGAAGAGATAGCCTTTATCCACGACGCCGAGACGATGAGCCAGAAACAGGCGCTCTTCGACCGGGTGAAGCGCGGCGAAATCCGCATCCTCATCGGCAACACGGCGAAGATGGGCGAGGGAACGAACGTCCAAGACCTGCTCGTTGCGATACACCACCTCGACATTCCGTGGAAGCCCGCGTGGATGACGCAGCGTGACGGACGCGGAATCCGCTCCGGCAACCTCAACGACGAGATCGGCATCCACACCTACATCACCGAGGGAACCTTTGACGTGTATTCGTGGGACACGGTGGGCCGCAAGGCAAAGTTCATCGAGAACGCCATGAACAGCCGCATGGACCAGCGCGTAATCGAGGACGTGGACACCACCGTAATGTCCCTGGAAGAGGGCAAGGCGGCGGCGGCCGGCGACCCTCGCATACTGGAGCGCGTCAAGCTCATCAAGGCCATAGAGAAAGCGCAGATGGAGTTTGAGACGCAGGTAAAGGCGTCCGACCGCGCGGCGATGCGCGTGCGCGTGGCCGAAAGAGACCTCATGGAAGCGAGCAAGCGCGTCTCGTCCGAGCGGGAGGCCATCGAGAAGTACACCAAGGCGAAGGGCGACAAGCCTTTCACATGGACGACCATCGAGGAAAACCCGCGCGAGCTCACCGAGAACGAAGCGATCACGCACTACATCCAGGAGCGGCTTGGATTCTTCGCGGCGAAGGGTTCCGACGCTGGAATGGTCGGCCAGCTCTTCGGGTTCGACGTGCGCTACGAGCGCGGCACCGGCACGGACCGCAGCGCGTACATGACGATAAAGGAACTCGGCATCAAGTTCCCCGTCACCGTGTTCCAGGGCGTAGGCGCGGCGTTTCCGCCGTCAGACCTCTCCAAGTTCAAGTCAGAGATCACGCGCGCCACCGGAGCAAAGGCGCTGGAGTTCCTCGACAGGTACGTTGACGACTTCCAGAAGCGGCTTGCCATCGCGCAGAAGGCCGCAGAGAACGCGGCGGGATTCGACCGAGAGACGGCGAGCAGGGGCATCGGGGAAATGAACGTCAACCTTGCGCGGCTGAACGACGCGCTTGGCATCAACGATACGAACGTCCGCAAAATGGCCGATGCGTTCCTCAAGGTGCAGGGATTGCCGCCGATCACGCCGGAGAAGAACGAGGGCGGGGCCGTGGCGGTCCCCGAACAGGAGGCCGCCATGTCCAGCTACGTCATGGACAACCTTTCCGACATCGCGGACGAGGCGGGCGTCTCGCTGAACGTTTACGACGTTTCCGTTGACATGTCGGAAGAGGACAGCATGAAGGTGTCCATCACGACGGACGAGGAAAGCGACAACGACGCCGCCAAGGTCCTCGGCATCATCGAGGACAGGATACTCGAATACGCCGACGCCGCCACGATCTCGGGAATGACGGTGGACTGGCTCGCTTCCGACCAGAAGAAGCGGGTGAACCTTCTCATCCAGAAGCTGCCCGGAATCACGGACATGCTGAAAGCCATGACTTCCATAAACGTGGAGGCCAAGGAAACCACGAACGCGATCGAGGACAACTCCGGCGCGGAATTCGCAACCCCGGAACTCGACCCGACGGCAAAGCGGCTCGGCATCACAAAGCGCGACCTCGAACAGCAGGCGCGCCACCTCGGGCGTGTGCCGTGGCGTCCTCGCAAGAAGACGTGGGCGGAGGTGTATCAGCGTTCGGAAGCGGCGCTCAACCAGACGGACTTCATCGAGGAACTTGTGGAGGACGCGGCGAAGTACGCCCGTCCGCTGTCTGCGGAACACACGATTGCCGTAGGCCAGCACCTTCTGATGCTCGGCAAGCAGTACGAAGAGATACGCACCCTGCGTCTCGACGCGGAGTATTCGCTTGTGGAAGCGCAGCGGGAGGGGGCGAGCACGGACGATCTCGCCGCAATCGAAGAGCAGATAAAGGAGGTCAAGAAGGCGGAAGCCGCGATCTCCAAGCGGTATGCTACGGCATACAGGGCGATGCGCATGAGCAAGGCGGAGCAGGGCCGTGGCCTCGCCGCGAACAAGGCGCAGTTCTCGGAGGAATTCGACTTCCTCGGCATGAAGGAAGCCCGCCAGTCCGCTCTTGGGCGCGATCTGACGCCGGAGGAACTACGCCAGCTTCACGACATCTGCGACCGCGCGAGAGACCTTGACGAAAGCGCACGCTCCGAACTGTGGGCCGCCGTAAACGCGCAGGCGGAACGGACGATCAAGGACCTGTTCATGAAGGATTCCGTCAAGCGGTCGGGCGAATCGCGGCGGAAGAAGCTCGTTGACTACCGCAAGAAGTATCTCGACGCGATGGCGCATCTGAAAGTCTATCGTGACACGGTGGGCGGCTCGCTCATCGGAATCACCGGCGACGAGTACGGCACCTGGAACAAGCCGCTGTTCGACATACTCCTTTGGCACCGCTTCCAGAATCCCGACATAACGGCGGCGCAAGCCCTTCAAGCCGTCACGGAGGACGTGAACACCTACATCGCGGCGGACGATACGACCGTGGCGCGGATTCTCACGGGATTCGAGCGCAGCTGGGACATCAACCGCCACGACGAGGTGCTAAAGGGCGGGCGCGACCTGCGTTCGCAGATTCTTACGCAGTTGCAGATCGACAGCCTGCTCAACAAGCGGATGCCCGGAAAGACGGGGCCGATTCCCGGCGAACCTTCGCAGGAGCTTCGCGACATCCGCCACACGCGCGATGTCCTCAAGAACGAGCTGGAGGAAGAGACTAACGACCCGCGCAAGCTCCAGGGCCGCATGAAGCGGTGGATGAAGTGGTACGACAACCGCATCAACGACCTGCGGCGCGAGATCGCCGCCGGCGAACGCCTGCCGCAGACGCGGCGCACGCTCCAGTGGACGGAGGAAATGAAGCAGAAGCGCGCCGAGTACGAGGAACTTGTGGCCGAGCGCGACCGCGTATGCGGCAAGAGCGGACTTTCCGAGGAAGAGCGGATAAAGCGGTACGAGGCCACCCTTGAACGGACGCTTCGCCGCGCGGTGGACCGTCTGCAAGCGGCGCGGAACGACGATTTCCGCAAGGCGGAACGCGCCACGCCCGTGACGAGCGAGTACATCGAGGCGTTGAAACAGGCGATTGCCGACACGAACGCGGAATGGCGCCAGGAGAAGCGCGACCGTCTCATGTTCGGGCGCACGCAGGCCGAGATCAACCGTCTCAACGAGAACCGCATGAAGACGCGCGAGCGGCGCATAGCCTACTGGCAGGCGCTGACGGCACCGACCGCCGACCGCTCCGTTGTGAAGAAGCCGCAGATTCCCATGTCCGCCGAACAGCAGGCGCGGTACGACGAACTCGGCCAGCAGATGAAGAAGCTTCGCCGTCAGGTCATGGACATGCGGGCGCACGACGAACTCATGAAGAAGCCGTGGGCAATCCGGAACGGAATAGAATACTTCCGCTTCGTGAACGGCCTTACGCGCGGGTTCCTCGCCACCGCCGACCATTCTGCGGTCCTGCGGCAGATGGCGCAACTGTCCATCGGGCATCCCGTCCTTGCCGCGCGCGTGTTCAAGAACACCATCGGGACGGCGTTCTCGGACGAAAAGGCGCTTGCGATAAACGCCGAACTCATGTCCGACCCGAGAATCAAGGAGGCCGTGGACAAGGGCTGGCTGAACTGGCGGAACATCGAGGCGGAGGGGAACTCCGGCGACGTGGAAATGTTCTCGTCCATCCATTCGGCTGCGATCACCGTAGGACGCAACGCGGACGGTACGGAAAAGCGGTTTGCGCTGGACGACATAAAGGGTGTCGGCTCAATCCTTCGCGGCTCCGAGCGCATCTACGCCACCTACATCAACGCGCTGTCGGCGGAGATATACCTTGCGCTCACGAACGCGGACGGCTTCACGGCTCGCCTCATGTTCGGCCAGAACGGTCTTACGGACTACACCAAGAAGGAGATCGCGGCCAGAATCAACATGGCGAACGGCTCCGCGCAGCTGGATGACGGCAAGAAGAAGCAGCTGATGAACTCGCTCACCGGAATCTTCTGGGCGCCGAAACTCGCCCTGTCCAGGTTGCAGCTCGCAACCGGATGGGACATGATACATCCTCTGCTCGACGGCTCTGTGGACATAAAGACGCGCCTGCGGACGGCAGGGTTCAACGCCATGGAACACGCGCGGGCGAAACTTGCGATGGTCGCGCTCGGCACGCTCATGCTCATGCTGGCCGGCGACGATGACGACAAGGAGAAGATGCGCCGCGCGTCTTGGTTCAACAAGTTCTTGCAGGTGATAAAGCCGCGCGTCGGCAACACCACGCTTGACTTCTCCGGCGGCGAGGTCGGTTGGTATCAGCTCATGGCGAAGTGGGCAACGCTCCAGAAGGAAACCGGCACGGGCAAGACGCAGTATCTGGCGGCCAAGGCCGGACACAAGCAGTCCTTCGGCGCCGACATCATGAACGAGACGTTCCGTTTCGCGCAGGGCAAGTTCAATCCGCTGCTCTCCAACGCGATTGCGCTGTGGACGGGCAAGGATTACGTCGGCCAGCCGTTCGGCATAGGCGAAATGGCGATCAACACGTTCGTGCCGCTCGGCGCGGCTGACACGGCCAAGGCGTTCGCGGAGAATGGGCTTGGGCGCGGTCTGCTCCTGGCTCCGTTCATCACGTTCGGCGCGGGCGGCAACACCTACCCGCTGAAACGGTACGAGATCGCGGCCAACCAGTTCACGGAGGCGGCAAAGGCATACGACACCGTGCGGGACGATCGCGAACTTGACGCGGACGAAAAGACAAAGTACATCGAGGAACTTGAACAGGACTTCCCGGAGCTGGCGCAGCGCGGCCGCATCGAAGGGAAGATTCAGACGGTCAAGTATTTCGAGTCGCAGATCAGGAAGTTGCAGAAGGCCGGCGCGTCCGTTCCTCCGTCTCTCTCGGACGGCTTGGAACGTGCGAAAACCGAAGCTCTGGACCTCATCCGCGAGGCTCGCAAGCCTGTCGATAAAGGTAGATAAACTGACTGCCTTTCCGCAAGATTGCCGCATAGAATATGGCTCGGTTCTGTCATATTTCTATGCGGTTTTGACATACTGTTATTAAACTACCCCTGTCTGACTGCCTGTTATATGTCAAATAAACAGGCTAAAACCGCACAAATAGTATCACATATAGCCGATATTGATTCTGTAATTGTTATTTGGTATAATACCATGCAACAGCAATTTTCGTGTTGAAGTGAGAAAAGCCTTATGATATAATGCTCTGCGCTTACACAAGGTAGGTTGCGAGACTATGACAATTTTTCGTTGTCGCATTGTTTTCGCATAACAGATTGTAAAGGACAGAGCAATGAGTTATCTACAGAAGAAGGAAGTCGAGGCGACAATCAAGCGCCGCGAGCATACCGTCAAGGGCAAGGTGTACGTCACCTTTGAGGCGTATTTCGGCACAGACCCTTTCAGCAAGAAGCCTGTGCGGATGTCGCGCGGGACGGAAGAGGAACTGAAAAAGGCGATCAAGGATTTCTTCCTTCGCCACCAGTCCGGCGGCGATGCGGCCGTGCGCCTGACTGCGGTTCAAGCCCTGGATGCGAAAAACGCCCTTGACGAGCTTACGGCGGCGGGAGAGGACATTTCCCTTACCGAAGCCGTCCGCGCGTATCTGGGCGGTTCTGTGCGCATATCCGGCAACGCCAGCGGGATAACGATAGGCGACGCGTGGCAAGAGTTCTACAACGGCAAGCCCGACGGCGACGACAAGCGCAAGCACAGGTATTCTTCCGGGAAGTTCGTGCAGGAGTACGGCGCCGACCGGAAACTTGCGCTCGTCACGGCCAAGGAGGTGGCGGACTACCTTGAGGCCAACTACGGCGCGCTCAAGCCAAAGACCTACAACTCGCACCTGTTGAGCATCAAGACCTTCTTCAACTGGTGCGCCAAGGGCAAGCAGAAGTACATACCGTTCAGCCCGATAAAGGAAGTCGAATTCAAGCCGGAGCCGTGGGAGGAACCGGAATACATGAAGCCGGCCGACGTGGAACAACTGTTCCGGCTGCTGGAGTCGGTGAAGGACAAGCACCCCGAATATCTCGCGCAGGCGATCGTAGGATTCTTCTGCGGCACACGCGCCGTCGAGATACGCCGCATGGCCATGATCGAGGGCGCGGCCAAGATTCACCTGGACGACGAGACAATCCGGATTGCGATGGGCAAGGGATTCCAGCGGGGCAAGATGCCGCGCTCGTTCCAGATAGAGCCGACGGCGATGGCGTGGATTAAATCGTTCGACTTCATGGACGCCTTGAAGAAGGTCAACAAGAAGACGATCGGGAAAATCTACAAGCTCGCCCGGAAGCACAAGATACCCGTGTTCCAGAACTGCGTAAGGCACACGTTCATCACCTACCATGTCGCGGCCTACGGCGACCCCGCCAAGACGCAAGCGATGGTCGGCACGTCCGCGCGGTATCGCGCCATGAACTACTGCGGCTTGGCGAGCAAGGCGGACGGCGAAGCCTACTTCAAGATTTGGCCGTCGTGCTTCACGGTCGAAGAAAAGGCCGCGTCGTAAAGGCGCGGCAGGTGGACTAATTCTGGACTTCACGGATTAAATTAGTCCAGCAGCTTCTTTATGGCGGCGTCCCTCTTCTTGTAGAAGTTGGACGCTTTCAGCATTTGCCGTCTCGCCGCCTCAACGCGCCTCAACTCATGGTAGATTTCCGGGCGCGTGAACTTCGGGTCAACCATCAGCGTGTGGGTGGATGTGATCACTCTCTTCAACTGCGACACCACCCGCTGCGTATTGTCGCCCCATTCCCGCACCTGGTAGTTTATGGCTATCTTGAAGGACATCGCGTCCCGATAGACGAAGAAGTCAGGAACGTCAAACGGCGAATCGAACTCTTCCAAGTCCTCAAACCATATAAGGCGGACATTCTTCAACCTCGTATAGTAGAGATAGGGGTCGGTCATTCGACGCAGGGAAAGCATGCTCTCGATGTAGATGGAGTTGCCGGTCTTTGTGCTGACGAACGCCAACTTTGGCGAATGCTGTATCTCCCATTCGTAAGGGCGCGGCGAGATTGTCCTAATCCATTGTTGGATTCCGAATCTCAAACAATAGTCGCAATGCCGTGGTGTGGCGGCGACTGCGAGAACATTGCCGTCACCGTGCAGAGTGTGGAGAATTGAGGCCACGGAGAGGACAGACGAGCGGCCAGCGCAACGCGAGCCCGTCACCATCGTAAGGGACGGCGATTTGCCGAGAAGGATTTTCCGCAGAATGGTAAGTTGCTTTGCGGTGAGGCGTCTTTCAAGCGGAATGTCGGTGTTGGACGACAGCGAGGTGTAATCTTTGAGGGTTGGTTTTTTCATGTGGCTTACTGCCTTTCTCCTTTGGTGAGTTTTTCAATGGTGCGTCTGACGGCTGGCATTCCGCCCTTGAGATAGATCGCGCCGAGACTTTCGGCAACGCAAGCGAGAAGCGGACTCTTCATCCGCAGTAAGAGCTTCATCAATTCGTAGTGGTGTTGCTTCGCTTGCGGCGATTCGTGCTGCTCAAGGAATTTCGACACGGCGATCAAGGTATCTGCCGCACCGTCAATCACCGCTTCGACGATCTCCGATGCGTGTAGTCCTTCCCACGCCTTGTATTCCGCCACCATGAGCTGTTCGCCAAGGGCAACAACATCGTCGGCGTTGCATATCGTGGTCGTGCCCAACGGATTTTGGTAGCCAATGGGCTTGTCGGGGTCGAAGTCGATAACCTCTATGGGCTTGAATCGTGCGATCGTGACGGGGAATCTGTGGTTGCTCATGGGCGTTGCCTCCGGGCGCGGTTGAATTTGAAGGACTTGAAGGGCTTGTAGTATTTCTTCCGGGCAAGGACATCGTGGCGCATGGACGCCTCGCGGATTCCCGGACGTTGAATCACGAACGGCGGCGGCTCGTAGATCGGGAAGTCAGGCGGGGCAGTTATCGCGGTGAGGTAGTATTCACGCGCGTTCAACGCTTCGTCTTCGCTGTCCATGTCGCAGGTCATGGTAGGGTAATTTTCTTCGTGCATTGTTTTCCTAAAGTAGCAGCGGTTGTTTGTATGGTGACGGCTTCGGCGCGTCTGGCGGCACGAACGGCTCCTTTGAGAAGAATGGGCAATAGCCGTGCGAATTGACGTAGAAGCTGTGGCGGAGGCAATAGTACCGCTCGTATGAGAACTCCTTGCGGTCGCGAATCGCGCCACAGTTCTTGCAGATGAGCGGATTCTCCTGGGGCGGCCTGTAGCCTGCGCGAATCCGTGCTTCTATGACTTCGGGCGTAATCATTCCTCTTCTTCCTCTATCGGAATGGGCTTCGGCTCGCGTTTCTTCCAGCCGAACTTCTTGCGGTTGTACTCGGCTGAATTCTCGCTGTTCATGATCTTGCGTCCGTATTCGCAGGACGGCGCATCCGGCGGACGCATGGTTGCAAGGTGTACGCACCATCCGCGCTCGAACTTCGGGCAGACGGCGCACGGTCTAGGCTTTCTAGGCATTGTCTTCTCCTTCCTCGATCACGATAAGGTCATGCTGGAGCGCAACGAGCAGTTCACGCTTCGCGCCCTTCGACTTGTTCCAGCCTTTGAGAAGGTAGATCGCGTCGAGGTGGGGAATGACTGCGCGCTCGCATTCCATGACGGCATCAAGAAGCTTTCCTTCGGGGTTGCCGCCAAACACAAAATTGAAGTCTGTCGGGTTTACGACAAGCCATCCTTCTTTGTAGAGTTTCTTTTCTGCGGCGTCGAACGCGTCGAAGTTGTTGTTGGGCAGTCCGGCCATCTGTCCGGCGATGTAGATTGTTTTGCGGTTCATCGTCTCTCCTATGGTGCGAGTGTCAATGCCATCGGAAGCACGCCATTCGCATCCGCTGGCGGCTCCGTCTCGGTCGGGTGGCTGAATCCAGGCGCATCGACGCGCCCGGAGATTTTCGACAGGCAATCAAGGCGTTCTGCCGTAATCCATTCCTCCTTCAACTCACCCTCCGTCACCCATTCAAGCAGATATTCGATCTGCCCAGACGCGCGGATTGTGATGGCGGTGCATACCGTCTTCCACTTGGGGTCAGAGAAGAGCAGAACGATGTCGCCTATCGAGATCTTGGTTTCGATTTTCATTTGCCAAGCGCTTTCACGATGAGAGCGAGTATGACTATGATGAACACCAGGATGAAGATTATCGAACTAATCCACATGGGCGAAAGCACCCACCACCAGGACCAGTCGATCTTGTCGATGAGCTTCAAGACGATAAAAGTGATTTGCAGCAGTCCGAAAAACGAAATGCCGCCGTAGTTGGTATTGTTCTGCATTGTCTGTTCCTTTCAGAAATGCGCCCTGCCGCCATGCTAGGACCACGACGGCAGGGCGCGGGGTTCACTTCTTGCACTTGCCCTTGCACTTGGCGGCGGGCTTCTTGGCAACCGGCTTGGCGGCGGCCTTCTTCACGGTCTTCTTGGCCATGATCTTACTCCTTTGTTCATCCGGTGCACCATGCAGCCGGAAATTGTTTCAGCTGTACGCCAGCAGAACGTCCCAAAGATCGTCGATGGCGTCAATGTGCGCATCGAGCAGACGGAACTTGCCTGTGTTGAAGAGGCGTTTCAGCGCATCGGCGTAGTCCGCATCCTTGCCGGGGCCATTGAGACCGAGCGACACATGGACGATGGTGTTCTGGACGGGCTTGCCGTCGGCCTTGCCCTTCGTCTTGATGACCTTGTAAACGTGCATGTTGTCCAGTTTGGACGAAAGCGCGTTCACAACCTTCTTCGCGTCCTTGGCCGCTGCGGACTTCTTGGATTCGACGGCTTCGCTGATGTCGTCGAACCGCATGATGAGATACCCGGCGGAACCAAAGACAGGCATGGACTTCTTCTTCATTGACTTACCTTTCTCTTTGTGAGTTGGAATGACGGAAACGGACTACTCGACGATTTCCCAATCCTCGCACAGCATGTCGGTCTGCGAGGCAAGCCAGCCGGTCAAGACTTCGCCTGTGGCCGTCTTCATGCGGATGGAGCCGGTGAACGTCACCGTGCCGCCATTCGCCTCGCTGATGGCTTTCAGATGCGGGTCGGTGATGTTCGGGCAGTTCGTGATCGTGCTTCCGGGCATAACCCAGATGTACATGCCCTTGCCGTTCCAGCCCTTGCGAGCAACCTTCTTGCCCTGCTTCATGGCTTCGATGGCCTGCCCGAAGGTCATGCCGTCAATGGGGCGACCGGCGGCCTCGAACTGCGCCTTGGGGCACCAGCTCTCGTAGCCGTCGGGATAGACCACATGATAGCCCTCGTCGAAGGGGTTCTCGTTCGCAGGCATTTCCCAGCCGCGATAGTTGTTGTACTCGCCGCGCGTCATGGGCGTAGCCTTGGCAACGTGGCAACGGATGTATTGTTTGTATTCTAGCATTGTTTTACCTTTCTTGTTGTCCCGCCCACACCATGCGGACGGAAATTCATTTTTCAAATGTCGATTTCACCATAGCCTTTGCCGTCTGGACAGGGACGGAGTTTCCGATCTGCTTCACCTGTTCCGCACGGTTGCCCATGAGGACGAAATCCTCCGGGAACGAATGCGCCGCCGCCAGCTCCGACGGCTTCAACATCCTTATGCGGACATCGAGCAGGCGCCCGTCCTCCAGCAGCGCAAAGCAACCCTGCATGTTGTCGTATGTCGTGATCGTCTGCATCGGCTCCCTGTCGCTGTGGATGTGGCCGCTGTCGTGTCCTCCTGGACGGCTCATGTCTAGGATTACCGCATCGACCTTGCGGATAGCCCCAGCGGTGGAAATCGTCGGCATCGGTTGAGTGTCCGGGCGAAGTTCCGCGCCTCCCTGCTGTCCGAGGACAAAGGTATTTATGACGCTGAAACGGTCGTGCGAGGTTTGCGTACCGAGCGGCCTCTTTAGGTCTGTCGGCTTGCCGCCGTTGCAATGGTCTATGATGATAGGCTGGCAAAGCGCGTGGTGATTCGTGTGCGCCACGATGGACGATATAGGCCGTTCAATGCTCTCCGCGAAGCATCCGCGATTCGCGCGGACGAGGAACGGGCGGCAAAGAAGATGGTGGCCGCCTCCCGAAACCACGGTGGAAAGCGGGGAATCTACCGATTCAGCCGTTCCGTTCCTGTTCAGCTTGACGATAAACGGCTTCAAGTCGATGTTGCAATACTTCTGCAATCCGACGATCACGCGGCGCATGGTGTTTTCCGCCAGCGGCGTCTTGCGGTCGAAGATGCTCTTGCCGATGTCCGTGTAGTCCAGGCATTCAGAGACGGTGCGCCACGGTTTCAGCTTGCGGTTCCAAAGGTCTTGCTCGGGGTGTTCCGCGTGGGTGGGCTCCGGCCAGCGAATGCGTCCGCATCCGCGCTTGACTGCTTTTAGGAAAAACCGCTTGCGCGTCGTGGCGTCGCCATAATCGGCGCAGTTCACCACGCGCCAGTCAACGATGTAGTCACGCGCGCGCAATCCGTCAACCCAATTCAAGAAACACTTGCCCCTAAGCCGCTTTATGGGCTTCTGGGTTTCGGGGTCGAGCGGTCCCCATTGCATGAACTCGGGGACGTTCTCGATGATGATGTGGCGAATTTTCCGCGTGCGGTCAATCCATTCGTGGACGTGGTTAGGCTGCATCCGCAGTTGGTCGGAAAGCGGACGGTCGCCCTTCGCCCTGGAGAAGTGCGTACAGGACGGTGACATCCATAGCAAGTCGATTTCGCCGTCCGGCACAAGCTTCTCCGGGTTGGCGATCGACATGTCCATGCAGTAGGCTTTAATGTTTGGGTTGTTGTACGAGATAGTGTTGATTGCCGGCATCCAATGGTTGATGGCAATTTCCTCGTATGGGATTCCAAGCTCGGTGAAAGCCTCATGGATTCCCATTGTGGCGCCGCCGGCTCCGCAGAATCCGTCAACAACCTTCTTCACTCGCTGACGTGCCATCTGACACTTCACCTTTCTCGTCTTCGCCGTTCATCTTGCGTAGCTCGTCCCGAATCTCCTTGAGCAGATTGTATTGGTCAATCATGCCCAAGAAGATCAAGATGGAAACAAAAGCAACGAGGCCAGTCATTTACAACCTCTCGCCTTGGCAAGCAGCCATTCGCCAAACGGCATCTTCACGGTGCCGTCATCGTTGTGGCCGTCTGGTGAACCTGTCCAGTCGAACCATGCGGTATGCAGCATCTTGTAATCGCCGCCGAACATGTCGCAATTCCGCGCGGGCGCGGCGAGGGCGCGCCTTGCCTTCTCAACAGCGGATATGGTTTTGTTGATTAGTCCGCCGTCAAAGATGTCGGCCTCTACCAATTCACACAAAAGGCGTTTCAGTCCTCCTATGTTGATGCTATTTAACGCCACCAACGCCTCGCGCATTTTGGCCATGTTGCCCAACATGTCGGAATTTCCGACATCTTTGATCTTGTTGACGGCTTCCTCCCAGGAATCCGCCTCGATGAAGCTGACGGGATGCTCATGGCGTCCGCCAAAACTATCGTAAGTCACGGCAACGCTTCCATGAAGGATGCGGACCGGCTTACCCTCTTTCATGACATATCCGAACTTCATTTTACACCTCTTCCTCGTCAACACGCGCGGCGTACCAGTCGGCGGTATGGGTTGCTATGATTTGCCGGCCGTGCCAATGTACTGCGCTGTCAAGCTCGTTGTCCGTGTACTCCCCCCTGTCAACACCGTACTTGCCCATGTGGAAGGTGATCGCCACGATCTCGTCACGGACAAGCTGAATGCCAAGTTCTGCCGCGATTGCGGCGGAGCAAGCACCGTGTCCGGGATAGACAGGCTGGATGTACTCCCACTTCGGCTTGCCGTCCACATCTTCCTTGAACTTGTAGCAACGGCACTTCACCAAGTCATGCAGCATGCCGACAAGGTACGGCGATTCGCTACGCGGCCACTTCACGCCAAGCGCGTCCGTCAGCGTGACAAGCCTTTGCGTCACATTGACACTGTGCTCCATAAGGCCGCCGTACCCCGCAAGGTGGTGTCCCATGCTCGCCGGTTGTCCGAAGTAGCCGATCTCGTCAAGCTTCATTTCCATGAAACTGTCGATACCTGCCCGTTCAAGCAAGACTTCGGCCATGCCTTTGACAGTCAAATGACACTCTCCCATCACACACCGCCTTTCTTCTTGTTCCTGTTCAACAGTTCATTGGCGTTGGCAAGCCAGTTGTCGCAAGATTCGATGATCTTGTCAACGGTCTTTCCTTCGCAGTTATTCTTCATGACTTCGCGGAGGGTCGCAACCATCGGCTGCGCCCGGAACACTAGTTCAATGGCTTTCATTGTTTTCACCCTCGTTGTCGCAGACTGAAACTACGTCACGGCAGATGTTCACGAACGGCTTGATCGCGTTGCGGTACTTCTCCAGCTTGGCTTCGGCCTCTGTTCTGGCCGTCTTCTCGCTTTCAAGTTTCTTCGTCAACGCAACTACGCATTCGTTCTTGCAGACGAATCCCCACACAGCGGGGTCGCACGTCGCGTCTTTGCAGGCGCTTTCGCCGTGCTCGTCCTTCTTTATGCAAACGCAGACTTCCTTTGGCATGGCTATTTCCTCTGTTCTTCGATCGCACGGACAAGCCGCTCGCTGAAATTATGCTGGTTTTCGTAGGTGAACAGGTTGTTCGTAAGCGTCTGGGCAAGCGTCTCTACGATGATGTCCTTCGCGTGTTCTGCGATGGCGGCAAACACGATTTCCTTGAACTGCTTGAAATCGTCCTCCGTGAGAGATTGGCTAATGGCGTTTTTCGCCCATTGCCGAAGTTCAAGATCGGCGTAGATTCCGCGCTTCTCAAACAGAATCAGCTTTGAAAGCTCGCTGTCCTTGAACGCCTCGCACAGCGATTGCTTTGCGATATTCTTCACCGTCACGTCGTCAAGGGCGTTGATGCCGTCATTGACGAGCTTGCTCATCTGCGTATCGTCGATGTTGATTGTGATGTTCATTTTAACCTTCTTTCGTTGCCCAAGGCACCTGACGGATTCGCAGGTGTTCGGGGAATTTCGTAATGTCGCGTTCGCATTTGCCGTCGATGTCCAACTGCTTGACGAACACGGGGATGTTTCGCGCACGGCATTGATCTACAATGCTCTCTATCCACTCCAGTTTGCACGGACGGCGGTGCGGTCCGCTCTCGCAACCTGTGGCAACCCAGCAAAACGGCATGTCCTCCGGCGCGATGTAGCGCAAGCCGAGGTCGATAGGCCCAAGCAGGGGTTCAGCCGAAAGCCAGCCATTCACGCCCGGCTTGGCTTCCGCCCGCCATGTGTCGAACCGGCGGTTGTACCACTCCTGGTTTTCGGCGGTGAAGCCAAAATAGGCGTGGTCCATGAGCGTGTACTCGCGCAGGGCTTTGCACATCCTATGCACGCGCTTGGTGCAAAAGAGGTATGTCGCATCGTTCGGCTGCGGGGAGCCATGCCGTGATTTGAAGTGCCAGAGCTTCGAGAAATACGACCATATCTGCGGAAGTGGCATCCACTCGCCGAAGATGTCTGTCGCATTGCCCACGAACACAACGCCCTTGGTGGGCGGTTGCTGCTTATTCGTGGGCATGGGGTCGAAACTCTTGTGGAAGCGTGAAGTGAACAGCTCACGGGCATAGCAGTTGTCGCACGCGGGGGAACAATGCTGGCATCCGATCACGGGATTCCAGGGCTTGTCCCAATACTGCGCACGCGGCCATTGAATGAGATCGCTTTTCATTTGTTTGCAATCCATTGGGGTAGTGAGATTTCAAGTGAAAAGAAGTCGTTGAACGAATTGGGGTCTGGGCGACCCCTTACGTTCACAACAGCAAGGTCATAGCGTCCGTCGTACTGCTCACAGAAGCCACGAATGGCCTCTGTGAGCTTGTCGGCTTTGCATGGCAACTGTATTTGCAGTTGTGGCATTCGACACCTTACTTTCCGCGAAGGATTAGCTTGCGCTCTTCTGGGCCGATCTGGTCGTTCGCCGCCTCGAACGTGCGAAGCGTCGTTGCGGGCGAATCCTCATCACCGATGATGGTGTCAACCAACACGTCAACGTACTTCTTGCGCGTGATCTCGCGCCCGAACCATACGGCGTTCGCCATAGCCCGGAGTCCGGCATCGACCATCTGGAAGTTGACGCTGTTCAGCAGGCCGTAGGCGTTGGCGATGGCGAACACGTAGGCGGCAAAGATGCGGTCGTCCGCAACGTCAAGGCGGCTCTCGATGTACTCGCGAAGGTATTCTTCCTCCCATTCCTTGACGGACTTCATCGCGTCCTTCAACGCCTTTTCGCGCTCCTTGTCGGTGGTGTTGACGGTCTTCTTCTCCGTCTCGGGCTCGGTCGGGTCCTTGGTGGCGAAGCGGACGGCCTGCGCTCCGGTGTAGTCACGGTAAACACAGGCGACGCGGTGCGTTTCGTCCGGCCTAGTCAAAGCATCCTCTGGGCAAGAAAAGTAGTCCTTCACTTTCACGACCTTAATGCCGTCGGCCTCCAGCTTCTTCACTTCGCGGCTCTCCATTTCGGACCGCTTGAGGTTGTAGCAGCGGGGGTCAAGGCACTTGCCGAACTTCGCGCCGTCGAGATCGTCCCACAGCGTCGGGGTGCAAGCAGTGTTGTGCGGGCAGACGGCGCACTTCTTGCGGTCGAACTTCGCCGTCTCAAGGTCAGTGACGCGGCTCTCGAATTCACGCGCCACGTCATGCCAGGACAGGCGGACGGTGGTATCGTAGGTGCGGCGCACGGCGTCGAACGCGTCACGCTGGATTTCCTGCGTGTAGCGGGACGCCTTTTCCAGAAGGTCGGTGGTGGCGGTGATCGTGCCTTCCTCCACGGCCTCGCGCCATTCGGGGGCAAGGTCGATGAGCTTGGCGCGGCGGTAAACCCAAGATTCGGGCATGCCGATCTCGGCGGCGATTTCCTCCATCGTCATCTTGTCCTCGTCGCGCAGGGTCTGAATCGTCTTGGCCACATAGAGCGGCTCGGCGTCCTTGCGTTTCAAGTTCTCGATAAGGGTGAGCTGGCGCGCCACTGCCTCGGTGCACTTGAACAGCTCGCAGGGCACTTCCTTCAATCCGGCTGCGCGGCACGCCACCAGACGGCGGTTTCCGGCCACGACGATGTAGTGGAGATCGTCGCCGTCGCTCGCCCAATCCCAGACAACGGCGATGCGCTGGATTAGGCCCTTGGACTTGATCGTAGGAATCAGGTCGGCCACGGATTCCTCCGTGATCTCGCCGCGCGGGTTCCACGGTGCCAGGCTGAGCCTGTCAATCGGGAGCGTGACCGGCTCGCGCTCGATCTGCTTCAACTTTGCCGGCTTCTTGGCCGGCGGGTTCTTCTGTGTCTTTTTCATGGTGTGTTTCCTTTTATTGTTTCTTGGGGAAAGAGCGGATTGGGTTTCCAAGTGGCTGGGTGCCCTCTATCACGTCAATCATGCGCAGGACAACGGCGGCGCTGTCGTACAGCTCTTCGATGGCGGCATCCTTGTCACCGTTCGCAAGAGCGTCCACGAATTCGCACAGCTCGCATCTAAGCACTTCTTCAAGTGCGCTCGCGTTGCCGTGTTCCGTGGCAGTCTTAAGAGCGTTCCGGGCAACGCGAAGTTGTCCGCCTGTCTCGCTCGGCGTGTTCCAATGCGTAAGACAATCGCAGAATATCGGATGCTTCGCTTTGGCGTGTTCGTAGTGTTCCTGTAGTCTTTCGATGTTCATTCGTAGTCCTCGTCGGTTAGCGGTTTCTCTGTCCAATGGGGGCATGGCTTGTAGCCTCGCTGCGGATACCAGTCGGCGTGTCGCGTCTTGCAATCGCCGATCTGCAATCCGCTGATCTGGCATGGCGGCTGCTCGTAGTGTGCGCACGTCTTGCAGGACTGCACCTGTCCACGGCTGTAGCGGTCATTCCTCATCTTCTCCTTCCTTGAAGAACTCGCCGAACTCAAGCCGGAAGCTCTTTGCGATGCGGATTACGATGAAGGGCGTCAAGAGTCCGATGTAGAACATGATGATGCCCGTGAACACGATGAGCATTATGGCGAGGCCCAAGTCCATCATGCACGACCTTTCATGCGGCGGCGCTCAAGGCCGAACGCGGCGGACACCACACCGTTGGCGAAGGACAGGGCGGCGAACCGCTCGGTCTTGCCGTACTCTTCAAAGATGCTCTTTGACTTCTGTTCCACAACGCGGCCATCGACATAGACGACGACCTCCGCAATGTGTTCGCAGTTTGCCCTGCGGCGAAAGAACGCCGCGATACGCTTTATCCAGTTTGTTTTCATTGTTAGTTTTCTCCGTTTTCGGGTAGTTCAGTAATGGAAATCAGAATGCCGTGCTTCTCGTCCTCGTCGTGCCATATCTTCGACACGACTTCACGGCAGACGAGCGCATCGTCACGCCAGTAGCCGCAAGCCGTCATCACGTCCTTCAACATCTTCTGTAGGTTGTCGGTGTCGGGCTTGGTGGTCTTGAATACGCCCTTGACGCCCTTCGGACGGCGGAAGGACCACTCGGCGCACAGCATGATCGGGCAATCCCACGGCTCGGGCGGACGGAACTTGGCGAGCTTCACCGTCAGAAGCGCACGGGCGTTTTTCAGCTCCGGCGGGTCGTAGTAGAACGGCTTGCCTTTCACCACGCGCACCTTCTTCTCCTGGTGCGTGACGGTCGGTGGCTGCGGCTCGATGTTCAAGAAGAATGCAAGGCGCTTCACTTGTCTTCTCCCTTCACGGTGAGGATTACGCCGTGCTTCACCGTCCATCCCAACTTCTTGCACCACCGCAAAATCGTGCGGTCTGATGTCTTCGTGAGATTCGTAGCCTTGTCGAGCGTCCATGTCACGTTCGGGTCGAAAAGCACCTGCTGGCGGAAGGTCTCAAACTTCGTCATCTTCTTCTCGGCCTTGACTTTCCCGCCACGGCCACGGCGCGTATAGGTCTCGTCACCCTCGGGGGAGCAATCCTCCAGAAGTCCGTCATCGTCCATGACGTGCGTCGGGAACTTGAACCAGACATTCTGCTCCTTCAATGCCGGGAACTCGCGGAGCGTGAATGACGCTCGCCAGCCTGTGAGGTGTTCCAGTTCCGTGCGGATGGCTGCGCGTGCGGCGCGGATGTGCGACATGGCATCTTCATCGAATCCGGATTTTGCGACGGCGGCGATGAATCGGTCTGCCACAAGCTGATCGTCCTCACCGATGGCGTCAAGGAAATTGTTGTCGTAGGCGTACTGTTGGGCGGTCTCTCGTATGGCGTCACATTCGGCGTTGTTGCTGAACACCTTACGCGCCGTCTCTGATTCAAGTGGCAACAGGTCAATGAGCGCGTCGGGGTCACGTGCGAAAACGCCGGAGCCGGATGCGCGGTCCATCGAACGCTTGCCGCCTTGTGCGCCTTTACTGTGGTGGTGGCAGAAGACAAGCGTTGCGTTGCAGTCACGGGCGATGCGGTCCAGGTGGCGGCAGAACTCCGACATTTCGGCTGCGCTGTTCTCGTCGCCTGTCAGAACCTTGTACGCAGGGTCTAGGATGATGAGCGAATATCCACCGGCGGCGGCACAGCGGCGGATAAGACGCGGTGAAAGCTTGTCGAGCGGCATTGTCCGGCCGCGCAGATGCCAGAAGGAAAGCATGTCTGAATGGGACGGCTTCACGCCAAGCGCACGGTACACGTCGAAGAAGCGGTTGATACACGAATTGCGGTCAACCTCAAAGTTGCAGTAGAGGACACGACCGGGGCGGCAACTGTGGCCAAGCCATGATGAACCTTCGGCAACCGCAATCGCAAGTTCGATGAGCAGATAGGACTTGCCAGCCTTGGACGGACCGGCTATGCACATCTTATGGCCGACGCGCAAGATACCCTCGATCTGCTCCGGCGCCAGCGGGGGGCGCTCCTTGAAGTCGCAGAGGGTTTCAAAGTCGGGTAGATCGTCGTTCTGGTCGCGAATCCAGTCTTCCCATTCCTCCCACGACTGCTTGCCGCAGGTGCGGTCGATGATGAATTGCTTTTTGCCGTTGCGCATGAGCCCCGGCATACGCGAATAGCGGGACGGATTGCGGTTCTGCCTATCGACAGGCAAGCCGTTCTTGGCGCAGACTTCAAACAGGAAGTCCACGCGCTTGTGGTACTCGTCGATGTCGGACGCGAACACCTTGACGATGGCATGGGCTGATTTGCCGCCGCTGTGGACGATGCAGGCGCACGGCAGTTCGAGCTTGTGGTAGATCGCCACTTGCTTTTCGATCTCCATGCCGTCGGATTCAACGAGCGCATAGCGGAAGTCCGAAACGTTCACGTCCTTCACGCCCTTGCCGTCGAGGGGGTTGATTCGGATGTACCCGCCGGATTCCTCGTTTGGCGTTCCGATGGCATCATCCAGCTTGCCTTTCTTCAACGCCTTTAGAATCTCGGCCACGGAACGGTCGTACACGCCACGCGAAGGAATGAAGTGATCGTCCTTCTTGAACGGGTTGACGCAATACCCGATGATGTCCTCGGGCGAGAAGAGGATATTGAGGTAGTCCGTCAGCTCCTTGCACTGGTTCCACTTGGCCGGTTCCTCAACTACCTCGTCCTCAAGCCATTCGGGATTCACGATCTTGAGGTCTTCGGCAAGGTCTGAATCCCAGGACAGCGCGGTGGCGGATTGCGGCGTGAACGCAACATGCTCTTCCCAACGGAGCGGCGAACGCTGGCCGAAGGAAATGGCTTCCGCCCATTTGCGCTTGGCTTCCGCCTTTTTGATCGCCATCGAGACGGCGAGCGCACCAAGTGAATCGCATTCGTCTTGCGTCAATGCGCGTGAGGCGAGGTAGCCACCTGCGCGGCGGCCGATGTCGCGTAGGCATTTGTGCATCTGTCCCTGCACCATACCTTCGCGGATGTTGGTCTCGACTGATTCGTAGCAAGTCATGGCGTGTAGGTTTTTGGATCGACCCCTGCCGGAATGCGCCAACTGCAAACCCTGATTCTCTGCACCATCTTCAAGGCTTGTGCTTTGGTCCACTTCGCAACGTTGCGGAAGCCCATTCTTTCAAGGAATCGAATTTGTTTGGGGGTAGAAAGCCCTGCGGCACGGCGAGCGTCGTGCTGCTTTATCAGAAGTTCCGCCTCTCCGAAGGTAGCCGGTGCGCCAAAGCCCAACTTCTCCAACTGGTCAAGCTGCTGCATGGTCGGGTTCTGGGCGTCGCGGTCCGTCATTGGCTGGTAGTTGGTGAGGTTCACGTCCTGCACGGAGTATGCGTACTGGAGCGGGTCAACCAGTCCGGCCTTGCGGCGGCGCATCGCCTCCAGCCGTTCGGCAAGAGCTTGTTCGCGCTTCTTCACGGTCTCGGATTCGGCGTCGGCAAGGGCTTCGGCGGAAATCTCCATGTCCTCCGTCCCTGCCTTTGATTCCTGCTTGGCCGTGATCTGGGCGGCAACTTCGTCATCGTCCGTCAAGAGGCAAGCGGGGCGGCACAGGTCGTGCGTCTGCGTCATCCACAGGAAGTCGAGAAGTAGAAGGTTATTCTTTCCGTCACAGAGGCGCGTTCCTCTTCCAACCATCTGGACAAACAGCGCACGAACTTTCGTTGCTCTGAGAACAACAATGCAATCACAAGACGGCTCATCATATCCTTCCGTAAGGAGCATAGAATTGAGAAGCACACATCCTTTCGGCGCACGGGAAAACCAATCCAACGTCTCTCGCCTGTCATCGGATTCCCCGTTGACTTCCTTAACAGCGTGAAATCCCTGTTCTGCAAAGATCGCAAGAATCTTTTTTGAAGTGGCGATAAGCGGAGTGAAGACAATCGTTTTTCTCTCACGGCAACGCTCCATTATTTCATGGCAAATCTGATGCAGGTACGGTTCAAGGGCTGAACCTAGTCCGGCGGCTTGGTAGTCGCCTCCCTGCTTGGCGACGCCCGACAGGTCGATTTGGAGCGGCACGGTCTGCGCTCTAATCGGGCAGAGGTAGCCGTCCTGTATCGCCTGGACAATTGAGTATTCAAAGGCAATCTTCTCGAACACCTCTCCGAGGGAACGGAGATCGCCACGGTCGGGGGTGGCGGTCACGCCGAGCAGACGCGCGTCCGGGAAATGGTTGATCACGGCGGTGTAGGTGTCGGTCAATGCGTGATGGCACTCGTCGATCACGATCAGCGAGAAATCATCTGGCGCGAAACGCGCAAGGCGAGCGGGGGACTTCATCGACTGGACGGAGCCGACGACCACGGTGTACGGCGGCTCGTCATAGCTCACGTCGGAAGTCTCTTCGGCCTTTTCAAGCCCTGCCACGATTCCCGTTGCGGTGCGGAGCTTGTCGATGGCCTGCTGGAGCAGTTCGCCACGGTGGGCGAGAATCAGCACACGTCCGCCACGCTTCACCTCTCGCGCGGCGAGGTGCGAGAAGATGATGGTCTTCCCGCACCCCGTCGCAAGGACGATCAAGGTGGAGCGGACTTCCTCAAAAGCCCGTTCGACTTCCTTGACCGCCTGTTGCTGGTAGGGGCGAAGCGTCATTCGTAATCGTCCTCGTCGCCGCCGGAGGCTTCCGCTTCCGCAGCAGGGTCGAGCCAACGCTTGACGGTGTTGACGGTCTTCGTCTCGCCGTTCTGGGTGTACTTGCGCGTACCGAGGCGGCAACGCCCGGACGCACCTTCCACCTTGTCCCAAGGCATCTTCTTCGTGCCATCGCCGTGCTTGCGCAGGCCAAGGCATGTGAAGAACGCGAACAGCTGCCACTTGTTCCCCGCGTGGAGGAAAAGCGATTCCTTCACATAGGCGGCATTCCCTTCATCGTCCTTGATGAGAAGGGAAATCTTCGCCACGGGGCAAGACTGGATTTTCGCGTCCGGCTTCGCGGTGTAGAAGTCCTTTTCAAACTTCTTGATCGTGAAGTCGTATTCACCTTCGGGAAGGAGAACGAAATCGTTTTCCTTCTGCTGTTCGACGGCCTCGGTTTCGTCGAGCTCGTCGTCCCATGTCATTTTCTCTGCCATTTTGTTTTTCCTTTCTGGTTTACTGTTTCAAGACCTTGGCGATCTTGTCCATGCCCTTCAAGAGCCACTCCACGAAACCGTCCGCCCACTCGTCGATGGATGAAGCCTCGCCGTAGCGGTCGGTGTGCTTGGGGTTGTACTTGTTGAACATGGCTTCCTCGGTGAGGTCGTATGCCTTGATCGCGGCGCGGAGCTTGGCGATGATAGGCCGCTCGTCTGCCGCCTCCGGCTGTTCCTCCACCGTCTCTTCGACAGGCGCGGGCTTCGGCTTCGCGACGGCTTTCTTCGGCGCGGGCTTCGGCTCTTCCTTCGCCGCTTCGACTTTCGGCGCAGGCTTGGGCGTGTGCTTCGGCCGTTCTGCGTTCTTGTCGGTGGACGCGGCGAGGATTCCCTCGATGTTCTTCTGGAACACGTCAAGCGTCATCTTCTTCTTCATCGGGGAGCCGTCCGGCATCACGACGAAATTGCGGCACTTGCCGTCCCATGTGGAACTGTGCTCGGTGTAGATCATCCGGGTTTCATCCACGGCGAGCGTCAACTTGCTGCGCTCCTTGCCCTTTGTCTCTGTGAGAACATCGTAGATGCCCGTCACGTAGAGGTCGGTGGCCTCAAGCACGGTGGCGGCGCACTTGGGCGGCATTCTCATGGCCCAACGGTTCCAAGTCTTGCCGGAGGTTTTCTCCACGAAAGTCTTGTTGCCGTCGATGTGGACGGACACGAAAACGTCAATCCCGCATTCGCGCGCGATGTCGGTCTTGAGGACTTCCCAAATCTTCTCCCACTCGGGCTTAAAGATGTTCCAGCACTTGCCGTAGTCGAACTCTTCCATGTTCGCCCACTTCTGGCGTTCGCAGAGGTCGGCGGCAAGTAGAGAAACGAGCTTGTCGGCGGTGTCGATGCAGAGCGTCTTGAGATCGTCGGGGCCCTTGCCGCTCTTGATCTCCTGCAACACCAGGAGCAGACCGGCCACGGTTCCGTCGAACTCGATGCACGGGACATCCAAGCCAAAACTGCCCTCGTCCACGTCCAAGAAGTAAGCGCCAGGAAGTTTCGCCATCGTAGTGGACTTGCCGAATCCCTCCACGGCGGCGATGGCGGCAACGATGCCGCGCGGCTTCTTTGATTCGCGGCGGATAATCATGGCAACACCTCCGCAGCACCTTTCAGAATCACGTCGGCGATCTCATCGTCAGGGCGAGGGGTGAAAACATCCGGCATGCACTCTGCAACGCGCTTTTCAACCTCCTTCCGGCGCTCGCGCACCTGAAGACCGATATACGCATCCTTGAAGACACCATCCGGCCACGGACAAACCTTCAACTTCGCGTCACGGTCAATCCCCAAGCCGATGCCATGAGGTTCAATGGTGATCTTGTAGGTGAGGAATCCGTCTTTTGCGAATGCAATGCACTCTCTGAGGATTGCGCATCTGAACGGAACTAAGACTTCTCCAATGCAGATCACATGTCCCTGCAACACAGCCTTCACGCCATCGTCGCCCATGTTCTCGCCGATGAAGTGAGACAGCTTGCGGCACGATTCCTGTTTGTCGGCAAGAAACGCCATTTCGGTCAAGCGTTTCTGCTGTTCCTCCGAGACATGGCAGCACTTGTGAGAGAAGGGCGCCTTTTCATCGGGGGTTTTCGCCTCTGCGGGCTTGCCGGAGAGGATTTCAATCATCTTTTCTTTTGTCATTGTTTTTCCTTTCTTGGGGTATCACTCGTAATCGTCATCGCCCAATTCCTTGGGCTCGGGCTTGGGCTCGGGCTTGGGCTTCGCAACCTTCTTGGGCATGGGTATCTTGACCTTCTCGCCTGCCGCTTCGCCGTCCTCGATGATAAGGGCGCACTCTTCGCCAGTCGAAACGCGCGTTGCGATGCACTGCAAGCCGTTCTCAACAAGCCACTCGTCGAATTCGTGGAGCGTGTCAAGGTCCAACTGCTCCAACTTGTCGAGCAGGACAAACTTGCAGTTGGGGTTGAGGCGAGACGCGATGGCGCAACCGACAATCATCTGCTGCGCACCAGACATGCAATCCCAAGCCTTGCCGTCGAGCATCAACACGCCATTCTCCACGGACAGGCCGGGATATGGCAAGTCTGCGCCGTCGAGCAACGCAAGCCGCTTTGCGCGGACTTCCTCAATCTCCGTGGTGAGCGTGTCGTACTGGTCTTGCAGATCGTCTGCCTCTTCCTCGCGCTGACGCTTGGCGGCATTCTCGTTGATCTTGCGGTTCGTTTCCTCGAAGTCGGCAATCTGCGCTTCCAGTTCGGAAGTGTCCTCAAGATCGACATCGGCGGCTTCGGCCTTGGCTATGTTCGCCTCAAGGCGTTTGACGGCCTCGGTAATCTCCTTCAACTGCGCCTTGTAGGTGGCCAGATGCCGCTTGTTGGCTTCGAGATCGTCAAGAAGCTTCTGCTTCACGCCGTTCCGGGCTAGGATTTCCTGTTGCTGTTCGATCAGTTCCTTGACGGATACAGGCTCGTCCGGCACATCGTCGTGATACGGCATGTCTGCGGCGGCTTTCTTCTTCTGCTCGGCCATGCGTCCGACGGTGGTACGCATGTCGTACTTGGCCTTTTCCTCGCGCTCAAGTTTCGCAAGGGCTTCACCGATTCCCAGAATCTGCAAGAGGATGTCGGCTTTCTCCTTGTCCTTCGCGTTGAGGAACTTCGGCAGGTCGATGGCCAACTTGCTGATGATGGTGTCAAGGATTGCCTGTCCGTGCTTCTTGCCGTCCTTGTCCGTGACAACAAGATTCGCGTTCTTGCCCTTGCGCTCGATCACCAAGCCGTCATCCGTCTCGATGTGGATGCAGGTCTCGGCAACCGCACCCTCGCGCCGGAGGTTCGATGGCTTGTACTTCTCGCCGCCCAAGGCGTAAGCGATTCCATCCAGAACGCTCGTTTTGCCTTGCGCATTCTTGCCTCCGATTATCGTCAAACCTTCAAGCGAAGGTTCGAGGCGAATCGCACGGATTCGCTTTACATTCTCCATCTGTAGAGAAGTTATGTGCATTGTTTTGTTCCTTTGGTTTGTTGTTTCACGGACAACGCCTTTTCGGGCGTCCATCCGAGTTGAGTGATTCTGGCGCGTATCGTCGAGCGGTCTATGCCAACTTCACGCGCCCAGCAAGCGAGCGGCAAGGTCTTTCCAAACGCAGTAATCATGAAACAGTTGCGCCTGTTCAACATCTGCGCTCGCATCGAAATCCAACGGCAGTTCGCAGGGCAATAGTTCCCGTTGCCGTCAACCCTGTCAATGGTAAGCGAATCATTGTAGCCGCTTGCGATTGCCCACTTCATGAACACTTCAAAACTGTTCGCCCAATCGTCGCAAACCTTTATTCCACGGCCACCGTAATACTCGTATTGTGATGCGTTCGGATTCTCGCACCGCTGTTTCATATTCTTCCAAGTTGCATAAAGCCTTGATCTGCTCGCACCATGCTTCTTCATGTGTCCCTTCTCAAGACAGCCACAAGACTTGACACGGCCTTTGCGAAGCCTGTAGTTTATGACGATGCACGACTTTCCACAATCGCACTTCACGAATGATGCGGAGTGAAGTATGCCGTTAACGCCCATGCGGACAGGCGGTGCCTTGCCGACAACAACAAGATTCCCAAAGCGTGTGCCAACAGGTATGTCTTTCCTTGGCATCATTTCTTTTCGCCTCTCACATAGTAGGCCGCTTCCCTATTCCCATAGGCGTTGCGAACGGTTGTTTTCCAGATCATGCCTTTGTAAACCATTCGGTTAAGCGTCCACCACTTCACATTTCTGCTGCGCGTCGTGCGGAGGATGATGTCACGCGCACGGAGCGGCTTCCCCGCCTTGCGGAGTATGCCGACGATCTCACGATAGCGAGCCTTGAGAGAAAACGGGTCTCTGGGCTTGTCGATAAGGTTGCGGTGGCGCATTCCCATTTGCTCTTTGCGTTGCAGTAGGTTCTTGGCCGTCTGGATTTTGCAGTTGGGGCAGTTGTACCGACGCATACAGCCGTTGCAGTTGTTGGTGAGATCGCGCATGTAGGCCACGCAATCCCTTTCCCAATTGGCTTGTTCGACTGTCGAGCCACCCATCATGAACAGCGTTCCACCTTTGAGTTGTTGGCGAGCCACGCAACGAAAAGCGCGTGTGGGTATCTGATGGTGTGGCCGTTCAAGCGGAAGTGCGGCGGCACATTCTTCGTCCGGCGTGTCCAGGCACGGATTTTGTTCTCGGGCAAGCCTGTGTATTCTGACAATTCATCTGGCCGCATGATGTCGGTCGGGATGAAAGCGAACGGAGCAGGGATGCCACGGCGCGAACGATTCAAGATGCGCAAAACCTCGTCTGACGAGATAAGCCCCGAACGGCTAGACCCGACAATCCTGTAGGATTGCCGTACTTCAAGCCGCAAGCGGTCGCAGATGAGATTTCTGCGCAGGAAGTTCATTCGAGCGTCTTTCCTTCGTTGACAGCCTGTGCCGCCTTGAGCGTGTGGAACTTTGCGAAGGATGCGGAGCTACGCATGTTCTTCTCTGCGGCGGCCTTGAGCGTGGCCGCTTCCTCATCGTTGCAGAAGAACTGCACGGCGATCTTCACCGGCTCCGTCGGCTGGTCAGCCGTCTCTGTCGCTTTTCCTGTCATTTCGTCAAACCTCGTTTTTACTTTTTGTTATGAATTCTTGGTAAACCGGTGGCACTTGCCATTTAATTATGATAAAATACCTCTGGTTTGCCTTTGAACGGCACACAGTTTATCACACTCTGTTATGAAGGTCAATAACAAAATGACAAAAAAACAAAAAAGTTTAACGAGGTTCGCGGAACGCATCCGCGAATTGCGCGGAACACGCAGCCAAGTTGAGATGGCGTCGCTCGTCGGCGGCATCACGCAAGCGGCTTGGGCGCAATGGGAGTTAGACCTCCGTCAGCCTAAACTAGATGTCCTGTTCCTCATCTGCCAACGGCTCGGCTGTTCGGCAGACTGGTTGCTCGGCCTAGAGAACGGACCCCGCCCTGCGCAACAGTCGATAGCAGACCAGTTGAGCAGTCTCAAGGGCGAGTTGGGCAAGACTGCGCGGAGCATGGAAACGATCATGGCGCAGATCAACGCATTGGAGCGGCGCAAGTCGTGAAGCGGATAATCTCGTTCGGGAACATCGCCGCCGCATTGTATGCGCTTGCGGCTTGGCGTGTGTCTGGCGCAAGGGGTATCGCTTGCGCTCTGGTCGTGCTGTGCGTAATCGCTACGGCGCGAATGAAAGAGGGAAGTGTCGGAAGGAACGCCGCATTCTGGCTTGACATGCTGTATGCCGCAATACTGTCCCTTCCGTTCGCCATGCTGTTGGCGAAATGAAAACGCCGCCGGATTTCTCCGACGGCGCACCGATCAATCGACCCAGCCTTGCGGCTTCAGTTCGGGATGGTTCTTCAACAGCGAACACGCAAGCCTGTGTATCGCCTCGGAGATCGTTATGCTCTTGTCGAACGCATACTTGCGGAACACTTGGTAGTCCGGCTCGCGCACGGTGAGCGAGCGCGTGGGCACGGCCTTGAGTTCCGGGCTGTTCCTCGACCCCACGGGACGGCCTCCGTTGTTGTGCTTGCGGCTCTTCGCCGCCCTGCTTCTCGCCGCCGACAGCTCGGCGGCATTCTTCGTCTTTCTGACGTATGCCATTTGGCTTCCTTTCTGTGTGTTGAAAAAAGTGCGGCTTGGATTATACCAAACCGCACTACTGAATAACAGCAATTTATTTCAAGCCTTTTCGCCCTGCGCCTTGATGCGATGGTCGGACACGCGCCCGAAATCGTCCACCACGGCGATGTCGAACGGCGTGGATGCCGTGAGCGGCTCGCCCAACATGGTGGACAGCGCGTGATACGCCGCCCATGTTATGTGCGGCTCGCGCACCTTGTCCGTAGGACGCATCACGACGACGCTACGCTTGCGCTGTCCGTCCGCAGAATAGATTTCCGCCTGTATGATTCCAACGCCGTAGATGGCGTTTCTGATGGCTTCCTTGCGCCTGTCCAGTTCCTTCGCCGTCTCGACGAGTTCACGCGCAAGCGCAGGGAATTCGGGGCGCACAGGCGTGGGGATTCCGTTCTCCACAGCCGTGCGCCTGTAGGCGTTGTAGAAGTTCTGCGCGGACATTACCCTGTGGTACGATTCCCGCACAAGTTCCAACAGCGTTTCGGTAGTCTGCAAGTCCATGCCTCAAGCCTCCCATGCCTTCCAGTAGATCGTGCTCATATTGCACTGTCTTCCGGCGAGGCGGAAACGGATGTTGGCAATGGCCTTTTTCGCGCTGACTGCCCATGTCTCGAAAAGTCCGAGGTGGGTTTCGACTATCCATTTCTTCTTCATGGCGTTGTTCCTTTCGATTAGGCGGCGAGCCGCAGGCGGACAGCCTCCGCAACCTGTCTTGCAACTTCCCACGCCATCTTGTCGGCGTCCTTGTTGCACACGCCACGACATTCGACGAGTTTCAGCGTCTTGAGGCTGATGCGAATGTCAACGCATGGCTTGCCGCCTTTGTGGAGGAATATGCAGATGTCGTCCTTGCCTTGGCGTGATGCGTAATGCTTGCCTATGCAGTTGTGCATGGCGGCTCCCTCGTCGAGCATGTCCGCGCTCGTCTTCGGGACTATGACCTCGTAGGCGCCGAATTCCGTGCATACATCCTTCAGGCGGTTGTACAGATCGCGGATTGCGGCATCATACTTGCGCTTGTATTCGTTGCGCTCCTTCCTCGCCCTGCGACGTTCCGCCTCGATTGCGCGAATCATGCGGCGCTCTTCCGCCTCGCGCCTGTCACGCCTGACCTGTTCCGCGCAAACGGGGTCGGTCTTCGCATACATGCGCTTTGCGGTGTACGGACTCCAGTTCTTCGCTTCCTCGATGTGACGAGCAAGGAACTTGCCGAAGCGAGGATTGCGCTCCAGAAACCCGCACAGGTCGGGCGTGAGAAGCCGGAATAGTCCGGCCTTCGACAGCAGTTCGACCTTTGGTGTGATTCTGTAGAGCGCGATATAGTCCGCAACACACAGTCCGCAAGCGGGATCGTAAGCCCAATACTTGTATTTCGTATCGTCCCAGCCGTTCAGGATAACGTCGGGCTTGGGCAACAGCCGTTCGCAAAAGCCGTTTTCCTCGGCGCGAATCACCTTTACCCTGTACCACTTGTTTTGCTCTTGGCCTTGGATGCGCTGGACACGCGCATAGTCTGCCGTCGGGCCTCCGTTTTCGTGGAAGTCATAGACAAGATGCGGATGCACCATGTTGCTCCAAGACATATACTCGAATGTGTCGCGTATCGAATAGGTTTCCGAGTCCGTGCGCATCCGATAGACACATTTCATCATCAGTTTGCGCCCCTTGCGTCTGGAGTTTCCGGCAATCCACGCTTCAAAGACGGCCTCGCCGTTCTTGAGCGGCTTTATGAATCCATAGAGCCTTATGGACTTCTGCCGCCCGAGCCCGATGTGCGGATATGGCGTAGCGTCGCACCCGTGGTCTGATTCGTACCGCCTGATAAGTTCCTTGGCATTCATGGTTCGCACCTTCCTAGAGGTTGAAAAACAACTGTTGCGTTCCGACGGCATCGGCGATCTTCTTCGCCTTGCGCTTCGCTTCGGCTTTGGCGGCTTTTGCGGCGGCCTTCGCCGTGGCTACAACCTTCTTCGCGACGGATTTCGTCTCGGCCTTCGTGTCGGTCTTCTGCGTCGGTTTCTTCGGTGTGTGCGAGGTTTCCGGCTCGACTGTCCCCTCGGGAAATTCGCGCAGATACCTTTCCGCAATCGCAACGACAACATCAGCGTTGCCGCAACATCCGCCGTTCACTTTTCCGTGTTCGGCAATGTAGGCGTTCTTCATCACGGAAACGACATAGTTCCATGCGCCGTGAATGGTCTTGCCTTCTGCAAGGGCCTTTTCAAGCGTCTCGCTGTGCTTCTCGCGCAAGAGCATTTCCAACATCCGCTCTTCCATCGACGGAGAAACGGGCTTGCCCTGCTTCTTGCGCGGTGCGGTCTCTGGTGTAGCCTCTGGTGTGGCCTCTGGTGCGGCTTCCGGTGCGGCTTCCGGCGTGGTCTGCGGCGCTTCCGCTTCCGGCGTAGCCGTCTCGATTACTTCATTCTCGGTTGTCTCGTTCATGGTTCATTCTCCTTTCAGTGCATTGTTTACGTACCACCGCCAAGCGGCGATGGCTTTTTCACGGTCGCAACCGTAGAAAAGTTTTCCGTGATACGGCGTGAAAATCCAATATCCGCCGTCGATCTCGGCAAGAAGCTGTCCGGCTTTGCATTTTAGCAGCTGCATGATTTCCTCCTAGAGCATCTTGCGAAAGTTGTCCATCGCTTCGACGGCGTTGGAGTATGTGCCGAACAACTGTTCGTATGCTCCTACGCCTCGCTGATAGGTGTTCAGCCGATAGATTACGGCGTTGGTGTCCGTGTCGATCTCGGCGGTAAGCATGGCGTTGTCCCATCCGCAAATGCGCGAGACTTCGATTATGAGTTTCTTCCTGTCCATTGTTCACTCTCCTGTGTTGATTCCATAGCGCGTGAGAAGGTCGCGCAGTTGTTCCGGCATGTATCTCTTGCTTCCGAGTAGCATGACAATATCGTCATAGCCGTCGGCAGTCTCATCGGAAAACGCATCGGCGCATTCCATGTCGAACGAATTGGCGAAAGCCTCGCTCGTCTCTGCCGTCTTGATAATGTCGTAGATTCGGAGCGTAGTGTCCCCATACAACGGCGGATG